TAAATTAATATTAATTACATAATAATATTTACAGTTTACCAAAACACCATTTTTTTTATAACAACCATTATATTTTTTTACACTTACAGTCCCACCAAATGAATTAACTAAAAAAGTTATATCCTTCATCAATTGATTAGAAGCAGTAGTAAATGCCACAGAATACTTTGATACATAACCATCGGTGTCCATTAATCCGCATAATAATTCAAATCTATCATTTAAAGAACTAAACAAATAATCATTTGGTATAAACTTTTCATCAAAATTTTTATTGTGTAAACCAAAATTTTTAAATATATCAAAAATTTTGTTTGTTATACATTTTGTATTTTTACTAAAATTTATCGTTTTTAACCCATTTCTTTTATCTTTACTTATATAAACCTTTAAATCATTGTCGTTTTTAAATTCTTCCAAAACATAATTGGCTATTTCATCATCAGCAGTTACCACATTTATTTTTTTAGGGTTTATAAAACATCCATCCCCAAGTAATAATCCCATTATATATGGATTTATCAAAAGTTCTTTTTTTGCAAAATCAATTGGTTCAACTAATGGTATATAATGATTATATCTTCCTTTGATTTTCAAAGTATTTTTAATTTCGCCCAGAGATTTAACACTACCAAATTTTGGTGAAACATATCTTAATTTTCTATTACCTTTTGTTCTTTTTCTAAATTCTCTATCTTGTAATGTTTGAGTAAACCACAAGTGGTCTTCACAACATTTTGTATAACTGCCATCAGACATTAAAACTTTATAAACCATTTTTTCTTTAAATGGAAATACACCAGTTACTTTTTTTTCTTTCCCATCTTGTCCAATTATATAATCACCTTTTTTAATGTCTTTCATATAAACCCAACCATTTTTAGTCAATATCTTACTATATAATGGTTGTGCTTTGGAACTTCCAGCGGGACCGAATACAAATGTTACATCATTGTTGATAATCTTCTTTATGAAATCATTTTGATTTTTACTGAAATCTATATGTTTAAAATTTATCTTTACATATTCATCTTTTTTCTTTTTTGTAGTTATAGGTTTCGTTGTTTCTGGCACTGTTTCAATAGTTCTCTTTTTTTTCTTTGCCATATAGTTGTTGTTTTAAGGGGGAAAAAAACCGAATTATACAGACCTAAACAATTTAATTGGATTTTGCTTTTTTCTTATTACCCCCTTTTTTACTATTCCAACTATTTCCATTTTGTTTATATTGTTTATATTTAGGTCTTGTTTTCTTCGGTTTTATTTCCTTTTTTCTTTCCACAATCATTTTTTCTAATTCTTTCATAGAATCATCACTTGCACTTGAAATTGGGATAGTTTCTTCTTTTGGTGTTTCTATAAAAAGAATTTCTTCTGGTGTTGCAATTCCAGATTCTGTTGGGTTGATAACGATTTTTTTAACTTCTTCTGATTGCACAACTTCTTTCTTGCAAATTCCAAAGAAGCATAAAATAGTTTTCCATATTTTCATATTCGTTATTTCCTTATTTTATAATGTTTGATAAAACATTTATCAAAGTCATTTTATCTTCTTGTATTGCTTTGGGTTGAACACCAAGTTTTCTACTGAATTGTAATGTAGTTAATTAATTTATTAATTGGTGATTTATCACTCCCTTGAATTAGAATCATTCATTGCAATTATTAAAACTTCTTTTGGAAATTTTTTTATCAATTTTCTTTCCATCTTTCGTTTTCAAATTTGAATATGATTGACTTGATATAAATTCAATGTCATTAATTGTATATGGTATCATATATAATATAAATATTTTATAAATCTATGTTAAATTTGCTTTTGAAATATTTTCTTAAATCTTCTACAGATTGAATTGTAAATCTGGATGGTCCTATTTGAACTACTATTTTCCTATCATATAAATTTCCATAAATCATAATACCCGGACAAGAATAAGTATAGTTTTTGAAGAAATCATTCTCTCTCTTAAACTTTTTCCATCCTCTTGGTTGCAGAGTGTTATGAAATTTACTGTTTAATAATGGTATATCTGTTATCTCCCCATCAAAGTTTACTAATCCTTTTGGTGCGTTTTCATATGGTTTCATTATGTAATATTGATTTATATATTTTCTGTTCAATTGTATCTTTTAACCACTTCTCCAATTAACTTTTTACATCACTTGGTATTTGCACACTTTCTAAATCATTTGTATATCTTCCCTTATATCCTTTTTCTCTTGCTGTAGAAAATTTTAAGTTTGAAATAGAAATATTGTCTATTTCTAAATCTGGATATTCTACCAGATTATCTCTGGTTTTTCTATAACTTCCTTTCCAAAACCATTCAATATTACAATCACCATCTATACTCAAATCATATCCAAAAAAATCTTGATTCTTTGCTTTTCCAAGTTATCACTAAATCATCTTTTTTGTTCCCGCCATTCCATTCATCATCGTTATTAATACCCTTTACTATCACACTCAAATTATCCATAAGATAATTAATATTCTTTTTGGTAATCAGTTCCAAAATCATAGATTTGATATCAAAAATTGAAAGTTCGGAGTTTGTCATTTCATTCATAATTCATAACGACATTCATAAGTTTTAGTTCTTTGGATTCTGCTTTCATCATTTTCTTCAATATTGAACCAGTTGTGGTTTCATCCAAATTATCAGTTTCATCCTTTGGATAGAAATCGGTAGCCAAAACAACAGCCGAATCCCCTGTATCAAGAATATATGCCTTTACAATACCGTTGGAAAATAGCCCCCTGATTCCATATAAGTTGTATGGAACCATATCTCGGCTTATGGCATAGTGAGTTACCCTTGGGATTTTTAGTTCCTTTACAGCGATTTTAATAGCAGTTCTGGGGACAAATGGAAGCGATTTACCAATTTCCCACTTTTCCCATTTGAGTTTATTAAATAAATGTTCATATTTAGGATGATTTCCATCTGTAAAATCCTTTGCTGCAATTTTAGTCCAAGTCCTTTTCATGGCAATTATTTTTCTTTAAAATTTTTTCCAATTATAGAATGATTGATATGTTGTTTTCTTTGAACATCTTCTATTTCCAAATCCCAAATTTTTTTCTGGAAGTTTATTAAAATCCACTGCCCTTTTTGGTAACATTTCTTCATTTAGCATTTCTATTAATGTTTTCATATATTATGATATTCCTTGGATTTGTTTATAATTGAATAACAAATCTTTTAAATCAGACATAAATGCAGATACCAACTCTTTTTTATCATTGGCATCAATAGAAGACTTATAAACATCCATTTTGAATTTAGTGTTCTCTTCTTTCTTCAATTGGTTTGTTTTCCATTGAATTACTCTTCTTATTTTTACTTTACTTTTGGTTTACCAATAAAAACTTAATTCCTTCTTCTTTCAACTCTTCATCAGAAACCATATTCGTTATTTTTGTTTTGATGGTTTTTCCATCTTTGGTTATCAATTTTACTTCCTTGATTTTATTGATACCATCATTAATATATTTTCTTGTTATCTTCTTATCCATATCAGATATAAATTCATATACAGATTTGTCTTGCATATCTTCTAAAGAACATTTTAACATTTTTGTTACAAGTTCATCTGCATAGATAGTTTTTTCATTGCTATCAATTATCCAAATACCTTTGACTAATGTTTGAATAATTTTTTCATAAATAGCTACTTTCCTTTTAAGCAAATAATCCTTGTCAGTTAATTCTTCAGTTATTTTCTTTAATATCTGCAAGTTATTTTTTGCTTCCATCTGAATTCCTTTTCAAATTTTATAATAAACCAAAAATTGTTATTACAAAATCTATTAATAGTTCTTATATAGAATTCTACTTGTTCGCAAAACTTCGTCAAAAATTTCTTCTTTTAAAACTCTTTGATATTTCTGTTTGGTTTTAATTGACCTATGCAGATATAATGCTGCTCTTGGGTCTCTACTTTCTACAATAAATACTTTGGCTTTATTGCCTGAATATTGATTCCAAAAATTAAATATCCTTTCTCTGCTATCTACAATTTCCTTTATATTTTTTATCGCAGACCAGAATAAATCACAATGTCTTACACTATTAGCACTAAACCTTTCAATTTTTATCATTATTATTCCGAAAGGTTGTTTCGGAATGTTTTTTACAGTTAATCCTTCATCATTTTTTATTGTTATATTAAAACCCAACCCTTTGCCATTAATTTCATTTGCTATCTTTAAAAATGCTGGTCCGTGGTCGTCTTTTTCATCTAAATTATTTTGCATTAAATAAAGATGTATCATTTCGTGTGCTAATGTATTTAAAAATGTTTTATAGGTTTGTTTAAAAGTATTACTTATTCCCAATGATAATGGATTTTTTTTAATTGCAAATATTCTTTTTGATTCGTCTTTCCAATATCGTTGTGTATTATATTTTAACCAACCTAATCGTTTTTTATTTGATTCAAATTTTAATGGTATGTTTCTTATTATTTTGTTGTTAAAGAGTAGTCTGTTTAATTGGTCAAATTCGTCGTTAAGGTTTATTGTTTTATAATCTATATATTCATCTTTGTCAATATAAAATTCAAACAATAAATGTTCTATATTCTGTTTTGATTTAGTTTCATTAACAATCATATTTATTTATCATTCAATAACATCAGATTTTAAAACCACATTCCCCATATCATCTTTAAGTTCCAAATGGTTTGAAGATTGAAGATTTGTTACACCTAATGTTTCAGCAAATTTTTTAAATTTATCTCCACCCAAATTAAAACCTGCTTCTTGTAATTTTTTATTGTATTGATTATGTTTTATTTTTATATCAGCATATATTTTCCCATTTTCATTCTTATCAAATTTCACAGTATCAATTTCCCCAGCCCACATACCAAGTGTAACTTTTGCTGTAAAACAATTGGTTTCCCTTGCTGCCCTTAATAATGAATGTTTTGTTTGATTAGGCAAATTTGTTTTTGTAACACCAAACATTAATTGTTTAATCAATTTGTTTCTGTTATTTCCTTTGTTTTCTTTACAGTCTTTATGCAAATCTTCCAATATTTTTTGAGAACCTTCTACTTTTGAAAACAAATATGGTAATTTTTCTTTTTGGAATAATCCCATATTATCAGACAACCTAATAGCAGATAATTCTGGTTGTTTATTCCAATCAATAGTTTTATTATCATGTGTTGTGATTGCTGCTTTTATGAAATTTACTTCGTCTTGTTTTAAATGCAGTGAATTATATTTACCATTTGATAAATCATGAACAAACATTTTCATACTTATTGCCGGGTGTGATATTGAATTTTTAAATGTGGGGTCTTCTCTAACATCTTTCACAGTATATCCCATATCGTGATTTAATAATACTACGTCCATTAATAATCTTCTTCTATTGGATAATTTCTTTTCTTCTGGTAATAGTTTATTCAATTCTGTTACAAATTTATCGGCATAAAGAATATCACCTATAACATGTCTAATTCCATGATCACCAAACTGTCTTCCCCTGCTTTCTTCTTCCTGATATAATAACTTACCAATATTATCATTAAATAACTTTGTAGCATTGTTTACACTTATTCCAGCATTAACACAATTTTCAGAAAACTTTGCAGAATATTCATATAATAAATTTATTTCACCAGAATCAAGATTGGTTGATACTTGAGAAATTAATTTTCTGGCATTATGTTGAAGAATGTTTTTATGTTTTTCCGATTTGAAAGGAACATCTTTTTTTAAAATAAATTGTTCTTTACTCAATTTATTTTTATCAATATAGAAAGGATAATTTTTATCTTCATATAACTTTTGATTCATTCTATATTCTTCTTTTCTGGGGTCTGTTTTTGCTACAATACTTCTTTTAAAAGACTTTATATTCCCAATATCACTTTTCTTAATCGTATCTTCAGTGTCGTCAATATTATCACTTTGTCCTACTTTAATAAATTTATTTTGCTGGTCATCATATCTATAGGTAACTTTCCCAGATTTAGTTTGATAATTACCAAAACCAACATGATGTAATCCCATCTTCTTGGCTTTTTCAGATGCTTCAGATTCTGATAAAATATCAAAATATATATTTTTCAAAGTTTTCATATACACATAAATAGTAGTAATACGGAAGATATAGTTATTTTACATCTTCCTAAAAACTTTTAATACAAATTCTTTTGCTTCTTCTTTACTCATTTTTGGGTTTTCAAAATACTTATCTTCCAGCGCTCTTTTCAAATCTCCCAGTTGTTTGCTGGGTTTAAGCCCGGTTAGTTGCATTATTTCTTCTCCTGACAATGGTAATTTTACATGCTGTTGAACTGGAATATCTTGCAAATCTTTCATTCTTTTTCTTATTCTGGGAATTTGCAAGGGCATTGACGCATCATCAGTATGACTTATGTTGTCAGCATGTATCAAATCAAACAAACCTTCTAAATGAGGACCAATATCATTTCTCAATTTACGCAGTGCCTTATCTGAAATATCAGTTCCTTCTTTACCAGAGTTTTTCAATCTCATATGGTTTTTGATTTGAAGACAAACCGCATCAATTATATCATTTGGAAATTTCAATTGTTGCATTATTTCCCTTGCCATTTCAGCACCAACATCTTCATGTTTATAAAAATGAACTTCATTATTTATGACTTCTTTCGTTTTTACTTTGCCAATATCATGCATTAAGGCAGCCAGTCTTGAAACCAAATTTGGTGGAACATTTTTCAATACTTCCATTGTATGTTTGAAAGCATCATCTTTATGATATTTGTTTTGTTTCATCCCTACCAAATCATCAAGTTCTGGTATTATATATTTAGTTAGTCCTGTCAATTGTAACAATCTTATTCCAGTTACAGGATTAGGTGATACCAGTATTTTGCTCAATTCATCTTTTATTCTTTCTTTGGAAATTATATTCAATCTATAGGCATTTCTTTTAATGCCATCAATCATCCATTTCGGTAAATGCCAACCATATTTGACAGTAAATCTTATAACTCTTAACATTCTTAATGGGTCATCTTTAAAAGTAATGTCTGGGTCTAAAGGGGTTCTTACAATACCTTTTGCAATATCTGCTTTCCCATATCCAGTTAAATCCAGTATTTCTCCGGTAGTCAAAGATTTAAGTAATGAATTCACAGTTAAATCTCTACGATAAACATCATCTTTAAGACTCCCATACGATACTTCTGGTTTCCTGCTATCTTGATGATATTGTTCTTTTCTAGAAGCAACGAATTCTACTTCTATACCATCAAGTTTTACATTTTTATATATGACATTATCTAAATACAACATTGCTGTTCCAAACCTTTCATATACAACTGGGTTTGTTCCGGGTTTATATATTCCCAGTTTTTTTGCAATAAACTCCGCAAGTTCAATTCCCCCACCGGGAAGTTCAACTACAATGTCAATATCTTTAGAAGGCTCACCTATAATTTCATCACGAACAAATCCACCAGCAATATATACTTTATGGTCAAATTTAGTTCCCTTGATAATGGACTTCAATAATTCTAATATCAAATCTTCTTTTTTGCCTTCTGAAATTATTTTCTGAAATAATATATTTTTTAAAGTTTGCAATTTGTTGTTATTGTTCCTTTTTCAATTTTTTTTTATCTTCATCTTTGATAAGTTCGCCACCATCAGTCATTGTTATTCCCAATTCTGGTGTGTAAAAAAATTCTGGTTTAGTTTGAGGAACTAATACTTTTTCTTTCTTATTTTCTTTAATATTAAAGAAAATAACATCAATTACAACTGCTATCACAAAAGTCACTATCACTAATAATACTACCATAATACTTCTTCTAATTTATTTTTTAAACTAATTCTGAAATAATGCCAATCCTTTTCACCTGTTGATAAGGATAATTTTACCTAAATCTACTACTCAATTCTTCTTTGGATTTATACCCTTTTGAATTAGGTAATGTAAAATTCCAAATCAAATGATATTTTTCTTGTAATTCCTTAATTTTAAAATCTGTAAGGAATAGATATTTTTCTTTTAATTTCTTTGCTGAAGGTTGTTCATCATAATTTTTGAAATAAGCAAACACTTCAATTATCAGTTCCGATTGCTTGTTTTAATATAACTTTTTTTGCTATATTTTTCAATGTATTCATTTATATTCCTTTATGTATTTGAAGTTTATTTAAAATCTGTTTTGGTATCAAATCAATAGGAACTTTATTGTTTAATAAATTTAATATTGATTCCCTATATTTTTGTTCTTGTGCTGGTTCGGGATTATCAATTAAATTATCTAACATATCCAACATCTTTATTTTAAAAGCGACATTGGGACTTTTCTTCCAAATATTCAAAACAAATTCATTATAGTCTGTATTATAATCACGAGTTAAATATTCTATTTGTCTTAATATTTCGTTCCCATTAGTAAAGTTTTTCTTTATCAGTTCCCTTGTTTTTTGAGGAAATTTACTGTCTTCTAAAGTATCATGTAATAATGCTATAACCTGAATATATTCGTTATAACCCAATGCTTTACATCTTCTTACAATTCTCATTAAATGATTTAAATAAGATTGTCCTGATTTTCTAAATTGCCAAAAATGTGTTTGTAGTGCAATCTGTTCTGCCTTTTCCAAATCTGAAACTCTTTGTTCAATTAGAATTTGATAATATATTTGTTTAAGGGAATTCATATTATGTTACACTTTTTCTTTTATCCTTATTTGTTTATTCCCATTCCCCTTTGAATGGTTTTAAATAATCATTAATAGGAACTACTTCTAATCTATATTCAGAATGTCTATATTCAGGATTGGTTGTTAATGAATAATAATTACCATAACGCATATTTTGTGATATCTTAATAATATCTATTGGATAATTGTCCCTATTGAATGGAGTTATCACTTTACCAGTTAATCTTTCAACCACTTCTTCTATTCGCCAAGATGAAGTTACTGTAAGCATCATTTTATGTTCCAAAGCATACATATTAATATCCTTTATAATCTGTCTTAATATTTCAGTTGTTTCCGGATAACTCCAAAAAGTAATTAATTTTGAATTCTTCCATAACCTACCTGAATAAGGAACTCTTTCGGTATGAAATATATCCCAATGGGTTGATTTGTTTTCCATCTTAAAATTTTCTGGTTTGAATTCAAATCTATAACCAAAAGTATAAGCATCACGATCAGTATATTCCAATCCTTTTTTTGAACCCCGAACATAAACATAATCTGGTGTTTCGTTCAATATATTCAATGCAATTGATTTAAGATTGTTCATTATTTTACGGTATTATTTAATGTTGATAATGCTGACAATATAAACTTTGCTTTTGGATTATTAATATCTTCAAATACTTGCTTACCCCATTTAATCCATTTTTCAGAAATGTTTTGATTTAATACTTTCATCATTTTCTTTTGTTCATTAACTTTATATCCTTTCCACATCTTAATAAATTCTCTTACTAATTGTTTTGCTTTTTCATTTGCTTCTTCTTTGATTAAACCCTTTGGTATTTTTGATATTTTTACAGCACTTTTATTTACTTTGAATGGAGTTGCTTCTGTTTTGATTTTAGGTTCATTGTTTTCTTTAACATTGAATACAACTGGTTTTTCAATATCAATTGTAGCACTCCAAGGTTTATAAAACTTCCCATTATAAATTACTTCAATATCAGATGCGACAGATTCATTTTTTACAATATTATACAATTTAGGAATATTGAAAATACATTTTTTGTTTTTCAATACACCTTCAAAACATAAAGTATAATTTTTATCGTGTAACATAAGTCTTGGCTTTATTTCTTTTGAATCCGCACCTTCAATTTCAATGTCAAATTCAACTAATTGTTTTTCACTGATATCAAGTTTCATTTAAATTCCCCATCTTTAATAGTGAATTTAAAACCATTAGGTTTCTTTTTAATGTTATCTACAATAAATATTTTTAAATCTTCCTTACTTCTAACATTTGTGAATAATAATTTCAATTCATCTTTTTCCATTAAATCTTCATCTTCATCTTCAAAAAAACTTACAAATTGATAATCTTCTTCTCCGGGTGCTCTGAACTTCATTGTAATCTTTTTTCTTTTTGGTCTGAAAGTTCTACCACCACCAACATGAGGAATTTCTGTGATTATAACTTCTACGGAAATTTCAAGACCATATCCCAATGTAACTAATTTGCTATTAATCGTTGGATCTAAACCATAAGTTATAATACTCATACCGGAATCCTTCTGGTAACTCCTGTTAATGATGGATTACCATTAATATCAAATAAGTTGAATGTCTGTAATACAGAATTATCACCAGTTCTATACATTTTAAGTTGATTATTTGTCATTTCCCATTTACCAAAATTGGAATCATAAATGTCTGTCAATAATGCAACAAAATCTGATATATCATTACTTACTACAAAATATTCTGCGTTCATTACTGCCGAAGAACTTGTCATCTCTACAAACCAAACACCAGTTGAACTTGGCGTAAATGTAATTGAATATACTCCTGTTACTGTTGTTTCTTGAATAACAACTGGAACATTTGATGTTAAACCATTCACAAAAATATTATATGTAAAATTTAACCCAGATATTCTTTCTGGGGGTTCTGTTGCAAAATTATATGCTGCAAAATTTTCACTTATTTGTTCATTTACTTTTATTATAAAAATTATAATATAAATTAAGATACGAAAACGTGACTGGTTTCACCACCAGCACCCGGAGTAATTAATGGTGTTTCAAGAATTAAACAAGCACCATCAGTTTCAAATAAAATATCCAAGGCAGAATGTGAAGTTTCGGTTGGAATTTCAACAATAAAATCTTGTCCATCTCCTTCATTGAAATTTACATCATCTAATGCCATTATTGATATACCTCGTTCCCATAAGCAATATATTTTGCTTCATATTGACAAATTGCTTCTTCTGGGTTTTTAATATTTGCAACTAAAACTAAATCATTCTCTTCATAATCACCTGAAAGAAATACTATTAAGTCATTATGTTCCTTTAAAGGTTGTCCTTTTTCCAAATGAATTGCCATAATATAATAATCCTTTCTTTTTTATTTTATTGAGTTAATAAAGCACGAACTCTAATATTATCACCAAGAGTTGTTGGTGTATATCTTATATATGTTGTATTATTTGTCTTATCTGCTGTTAAACCTGTGGTTGTCCAATTGATTCCACCATCAGTAGATTTTTCCCAAATACCACTACTAGAACTTACAGTATCATCAGTTAATAAAACTCCATTTGTTACAGCATCATATAATTTTATATATAAAGTAGGAACTGTGCTTCCAAATGCTGTGCTAAATCTCCAAGCAAATATTTTATTTGTTGTGCTTGACTGTCCAACCGAAGGTTGGAAATGACTATCAGTTGTTTGGTCTTCATATATAACTGATATACCATAAATTCTTGCTGGAATACAATAAGTCCCAATTGTTTTGAATTCAAACATAAATTGAATTGATGATGCACCAGCCACTCCAGAAATATCTCCAGCATTATTTATTAATGTCCAAGAACCAGTATCATCACTTATTCCGGCAGTCCTATAATATGTTTTAAATGGTTCTGGTTGTAATCCTAACGTATCATCACCAATATATTTTGCTGAATTTACATAAACCCTATAATATTTATTACAATTCGGTGTTAAAATTTCTGCGGTAATTAATCTTTGTAAATTACCAGTAGCACCAGCATAAGTCCAATGTGCTCCAATTGGAATTGTATATATTTGATTTTGGTTTGCTGTTGTTTGGTTTCTTGCAAGATATAAAATACCTCCTTCTGCCCAAACAGAAAATGTAGATGCTTGAATACTTGCATGTAATGGTGTTCCTGTTGAACCTGTTGATTGATCAAGTTGTTTATCATCATTTAAAAATATATGGTCAAATGGATTTGAAGAAGTATTAAATTGTGTAATATAACTTCTAACACCACCAGCACCAGTTGTCATTACAACTAATCTATCAATACTATCTGAAATTTCTACACTATTCATAACAGAACCCGCTTGAATTGTAGCAGTTCCCGATGGTGGTATTTCAACCATAGAACCAGAAAACCATGAATTATTACCAGCAGTAATATTTCCGGTTAAAGCGAAATATATTCTTGTTGTTGTTGCAAACCATAATCCAGCAGAAGTTGCCCAAGGTCCATGATTCACAGAACCAAATCTTCCGTTATTAACCTGTGATAATGTTCCTGTTGCTAATTGTGTTCCTGTTGCAAACCAAAAACCAGCAGAAGTTCCACCAGAAGATAATCCTGTTAAACTATCTCTAATATTATATTTATAAACTTTTGGAGATGCTGTTCCATCAATTATATATACAAGTTGTGTTGATAAACTACTTTTAGGTTCCATTGCTAAACCACACGCAGCAGTATTTGATAATGTTGCAGCATCACGCATCCAATAACATGCTTTTAGTTTATCTGTTGTTGTTGCTGCAGAAATTGTAGTTCCACCAACTGTAAAGTCTGAATAATTTAATCCTTTAACAATAAACATTCCACCATTACCAGCAGTTGCATTTGTAGTAACAATAATGGTTCTCAATTCTTCAATGACATAAGAAGTTCCGTTTGCAACAGTAGCAGGGTTAGTAATTGTAATAGTTCCATTGGCAGAAACAGCAGAAATTATAAACCAGTTTGATGCTGAAATTTCTGTGGGGTTTGTTGAGCCAAATCCAATTCTTGAACCAACACTAATTCTATTATCAACCCATAATGTTCCTGTTCCGGTAATTGTTGTTGATGGTGTTCCACCTGTTCCAACAGTTCCAGTAGAGTATGTATCATAAGTTACTCTAAATCCACGAATTGTATGTGCTGTTGCAGTTGGCAAAGTTGCAGTAATAAATCCAATCCAAGTAAATGCTCCATTAGTTCTATTATAAGTATATAAAACAATTCTTCTTGAAGCAGATGCTGCTGTAGAGTTTTCTATAAAGAATACCCAATCCAAAGTTGAACTCCATCTTATAGCCATCGGATACATTACAGGAATTGCAGTTGATGCTTCCATCGGTCTTCCTACCGAAACTGGCAATGGACCAGCCCAATTATCTGTTGGTGTTATACCAGTAAATTGTTGTATTAAATTTCCCATATTTGTTACTGCTGAATTATAACCAACACCACTTACCGAATAAGATGTTGTTGAACCAGTAAACAAATATTCTGCTACTCTTTTTGCCATTTTTTAAATCTCCTTTATTATATATAATAAATATTATGTTTTTATAACATTAATACATAATGTCGCTTTTGTTATAACATTACAACTATCAACATTGAATTTTATAATATCACCAGAAGCAATTGAAGTTGTCCAAGATGTTAATGATGTATTACTATTTTTTGTTGCTGAACTTAATGTTGGTTTTTGTGTTCCACAAATTGTATCAGTAACAGTTGGAGGATAATTTGAATTACCAGTAATAAAAGTTTTACCATTTCTTCTTGCCATCCACAAACTATTTTCAACGGTTGGACACCATACATCCCCAGTATAATTTACAATTTTTTTATCTAAACTGTTCAAATATATTTTGTTTAGTTTTTTTATATTTTTATTTCTACGTCTTCTTAAACAACAATTTTTGTTTTTATCTAATTTTGGAGAATACCCAGCCAAAATTCTTGCTATCTGAAACATATCCATTCTGTCTTGATTACATTGTGTAAACATTCCAGTATTATCAATACCATCTCCAATAATAGAAATTTCAATAAAAATATCAAGTTGTTCTTTGGTTAAGTTCAGTAAAAATTCCATAGTTGGAATTCTTTTCTCTCCTTTTATACAATTTGTTATTAAATCAACATCTTCGCCAGTTATAACCCAATTAAAACAATTAGATTTTATTTTCACTTCTTTTCTAAACCATAAATTTTTTCTTCTTACACTACCTCGTTTCCCTATTCTTTTTGTAACAACACTGTCTTTTCTATTTTCTATTTCTTTACAACCAATTAATTTTAAATTTTCTTCAATTTCCAAACAATATTTTAAATTTTCTTTAAAACTTTGTGTAATAATTATTGATTTTTCTTTTGATTTTAAAGAACCTTTGGTATAATACCAAGCACATATTCTTACAAACTCATCGGAATATTTTTTAGTTATTGGTGCATCATATTCACTACCAATAATTAAAGATTGTGAAGAAGATTTTGATAAATCTTTTGTTTCTATTATACTATACGATACTTTTGTATTTTTTCTACCATGCAAAGTTTCAACTAACCATCTGTGATTTGGTGTAACTAATGCTCCAAATTGTTTCCCACCAAGTTTATACATAACACCATTATAATTAAATATATTAATTTGTTCTATTTTTTTCCATTCTGTTTTTTTAGATTCAACATTATATGTTAAAATTTCTTCACCAATTATCAAATTTTTATAATTCTTCCACCCATTTTTTGTTAACGCTTCTGTTTCTGTATCTACACAATAAGTATTTTTCCAAACATCAATAACAATACTTCCTGTTTGGTCTCCAAATAAATACCAAGAAGTAATGGTTGCATTATAAGGAATTTGTATCCAACCTTTTGCTCCGGTAGTAATTGCACTTCCAGCACCATCAATTGTTATTCCAAAATTTCCAGCAGTTGTTGAAACAGAACTAAATCCAGAAACCCCACTCCAACCAGATGTTCCAGAATAACCAGAGATTCCACTTGTTCCAGAAAACCCACTTGTTCCACTATAACCTGAAATACCAGATGTTCCACTAAATCCAGAAACTCCCGAATAACCAGAATAACCAGAAATACCACTCGTTCCACTAAATCCAGAAACTCCCGAATAACCAGAATAACCAGAAATACCACTCGTTCCACTATATCCACTAATACCTGATATAGATTGCCAAGAAGCAACACCTTCGGTATCTGAAACTAATACTTTATTTAATCCTTGTGTCCCATCAATATATTGAAATTTTCCATATTGTTTCATTTTGCCATCTGGAGAAATTAAAAATGAAGGATGTGTATCAAAGTGTGCAGAATAAACTGCAAATCTATAACTACCATTTGGTATAAAAGCATTAATGATTGGTGATACTGTAACATTAGTTGAAGTTCTATATCTTATCCAATAATAGTAATAATTTGGGTCCATTCCATCTGGAACATTTTTAACCCAATCAGAAGGGGGATCCCAAGTAATATTTCCAGACTTTGAAAAATTATTTGTTTCATCAAAAACATTCAAAGTAGTCCAAAATGAACCATTCCAATATTCTGCTACCAAAGTAAAACCAACACCAGCAGATTCCAATACAACAAAGGTAGAACGGAACATACGATTACTTGCAATATAAATTGCTCCCAAAGTTCCGGTTGGGAAAAATTCTCCATCAATTGTTGTAGAATTTAAAGTATAAGTTAAATCTCTAAAATCTGCTGATATCAATGAATAATCTGATGTCATTTGAACCTCATCAAACAAAGGAGGAGCAATTGTTAATGTTCCTTGTGGTAATTGTGGGAACGCTGTAAATTGCCAAACATTAGACGTATCATGTCCGGTTATACTTTCCCAAGATACTTCAACACCATAATCAATTGCAATTGGGTTATATAAATTTCCAACAGAAAATTCAGAAGAATAATTACTCCAAGACAAACCATTATCTATAGATTTTCTCCATTGGAATTTATCATTTGTTCCAGTAACTGATGTTATTTGAATTTCATATAATATTTGTTTTGGTCCTGTAAATATTCCACCAACATGTAAATCATCTAAACCAATATCAACAATACCTAAATAATTATTATGATAATTTAAAATATTACTTTGTTTATTTATTCCCTGTCTTCCATTTTGTGACCATACTTAAACTTCTTTTTCTGTTTCAAAATTATATAAATAAAAATATTGTCCGGATTCATCTCTATATGTTTGCATTGCCCATTTACCAGAGCCATCATCGTTAATAACAAAATTTTTATCAGCAGCAGTAGGTCCATCAATTATTATACTATTTTTTTGTGGAGCGTTTGAAGGATATGTTGGGGATGTATCGTTTCCCCAAACATGAAACTTATCTGTTGGATTTATTATACCAACACCAACATAATCAGCAGTATTACTTAATGTTGTTGCAGTAGAAGACAATCTATCCCAATATTGAATACCAGCACCAATTTCTCCACTATAACCAGAATAACCAGAATATCCTGACTGTCCACTAAAACCACTTATTCCAGAAGTTCCACTAAATCCAGAAGCACCAGATAAGCCACTATAACCAGAATAACCTTGTCCACTTAATCCAGAATATCCACTTAATCCAGAATATCCACTAATACCAGAATAATTTGAAGTAACAGATACAGTAACTAAACCAGTGCCATAATCAGCACCGGTATAAGTAATAGCAATTCCAGAACCAGCACTTAAACTTGTAATAACAGATTCTCCTACTCCTGTTAAGTTTAAGTTGGATTTTGTGATTTGTTGGTCACCAATTTGTTGTTGTGTAATTTTTGTTGGCATTTATTATGTTACCTGTTTAAAATAACTAACACGAACTTTATCACCATTGTTGGGTGCTCTTGCTAATAAAAGCGTAATGACTTGTCCGGATATTGAATAGTCATCATTTGGATCTAATGCAATACCATTATAATAAACTGTTTCTGTGGAAGTCAATAATGTTCCACCTGTAATTGTATAAGTGAAATTAATTCCATTGACTAATCCACTTGGTTTTTCTAATCTTACAAATTGTGACAACAAAGATGAAATTGAATAACCATCAAGATATTTTGCATTTAAATTGTTTACAACACTTGTAGAACTTATTACCAATGGGGCAGTTCCATCAGAAACACTACTTATAAATTGTCCATTAGTATAAATATTATTTGCTGATAAGTTACCAATAATAGATATGTTATTACTGAATGAAGTATGTGTGTGAGATGTTAAACTTCTGGCTTGTAGTTGAATCCACAAATCTGATTGTGCCGATAATGTTCCAGAAATTTGTCCCCAAGTTGATTGTGCCGTAATAGATGACAAAGAAACACCATTGATATATTGTGCGTTCAAATTAGTTACTAAACTTGTTGAACTTACAACAAATGGTGCAGCAGTTGTAGTTTGAGAAATAAATTGATTGCCTACAGTGAAATTCCAAGCAGAAGCAGATTCTGGATAATAAATCCAATTACTTGTTAATATCAACATAGAGGCATTATCAATAACACCCGGAACTACATTATATCCTCTTACTTGGGTAACTGGCATTGATAATCCTCTCTATGTTATTTTATATTTAAGTCGCTTTGTTGTTGTTGTAAGCATAAACTTTTTGGATTTGATATTTATTCATCAAATATCCAATATCATTTGATGATTCAATAGGTTGGTTAGTATTACTATCCCAAACAGTAAATCTTTTAGGTTTAGGAGCATTACCCATTGTGCTACTGAAATAATGTCCTAAATCAGTAATATAATAATAATGACTTTCTTTCAAAACGTCAGCGACTATTTCAGTTAGTCTTTTCATACTCCTGCTATTTTATAAACCTTTTTGGGTTTGTTTGTAAAATCTTCAAAATACATATCTTTGCCGTTATGTCCTGTTCTATCCATATATTCTCTAAATCTTTTTATTGCTTTTTCATTATTTTCAATTGCATACGCTTCATTTTTATTAGTAGTATAACTTACATCAACTTCACCAGTCCTTTCATTCGTATAAATTTTACCAATAAAATCTTTGAATTCGTGTTTCGGATAAACATACTTTGGTTCATGCATTCCAGTTGAATTTTCAAAATAAATATCAATTGTTTTTTGGTTGGCATCATAATGCCATTGAAAAGTTCCGTGCACAGTTTCCCCAGACCTAGAATCTAAATATCTTCCAAATCTAGTGACAGTAGAACTATTTACCTCATCACCAAGAATTTTTGCTAATTTACTTGCAAATCTATATGCTTCTTCTGAAGAAGGACAAGGTTTAGTAAAATCTATTCTCTTTTTTGCTAAATCCAAATAATTTACTTCATTGATTGTTTTCTCGGAAATGTTTTTCAATAAATCCATTTTGGTTCCTTTTTATAAGTTTTATCAAGTATTCTGAAACATATTTCAACTTCTTTTATATTTTATAAACCTTTCTAGGTCTGTTTGAAAAATCTTCAAAATACAGATCTTTGCCTTCATGTCCTATACTATCCATATAGTCTTTAAATCTTTCTATTGCTTTATCATTATTTTCAATTGCATACGCTTCATTTTTATTAGTAGTATATTTTACTTCAATTTCACCAGTCCTTTCATTAGTATAAATTTGAGCAATAAAATGTATTAATCCCTGTTTCGGATAAACATACTTTGGTTTATGCGTTCCAACTGCATCTTTAAAATCAATTGAAACTCTTTTATATTCAGGATCATAATACCAAGTAAAAGTTCCGTGCATAGTTCCCCCAGATCTAGAATCTAAATATCTTCCCGTTCTAGAACTTCCCTGTTTATGAGATATTCCCCATCTAGTGACAGTAGAACTATTTGCCTCATCACCCAAAGCATTTGCTAATTTACTTGCAAATTTCAATGCTTCTTCTGAAGAATAACAAGGTTTAATAAAATTTATTCTCTTTTTTGCTAAATCCAAATAATTTACTTCATTGATTGTTTTCCTAGTATTTTTCAACAAATCCATTTTGGTTCCTTTTTTTTAAGTTTTATAAAGTATTCTGAAACATATTTCAACTTCTTTTATATTTTATAAACCTTTTTGGGTTTGTTTGTAAAATCTTCAAAATTCATATCTTTGCCATCATATTCTATTCTATCAATATATTTTCTAAACCTTTCTATTGCTTTATCATTATTTTCAATTGCATACGCTTCATTTTTATTAGCAGTATATTTTACTTCAACTTCACCAGTCCTTTCATTAGTATAAATTTGAGCAATAAATTCTCTGTATCCGTATCTCGGATAAACATACTTTGGTTTATGCGTTCCAACTGCATCTTTAAAATCAATTGTAACTGTTTTATGTCTAGCATCATAATACCAATTAAAAGTTCCGTGATCAGTATCCCCAGATATCTTCTGTAAATATCCTCCCATTCTGGTGGAAGTAGCAATTTCTGCCTCATCACCAAGAATTTTTGCTAATTTACTTGCAAATCTCCATGCTTCTTGTGAAGAAGGACAAGGTTTAGTAAAATTCATTTTCTTTTTTGCTAAATCCAAATAATTTACTTCATTGATTGTTTTCCTAGTATTTTTTTTCAATAAATCCATTTTGGTTCCTTTTTATAAGTTTTACCAAGTATTCTGAAACATAATTCAACTTCTTTTAAACATTCTGTTTTTGCACCACCAACCAATAAACTATTCCCAGATATTCTGTTCTTTATATAACCTAACAATTCTGGAATATTTACCAAATCATCTGCTTTATCCAATAATCTTCTAATTGAACTTTGGAAATAATTATACTGTTTTTCAAAATCATCCCAGAAGTCTTTATCCATATCCCTTGAATCATCAACACCTTTTGCCAACATAAAACGAATAAGATGAATTATTTCTTTATCACTAATATGTCTATCTATACAAGAACGAAAGAAAGCATAACCCTTATCATAAAAATTTATATCATACAATTTGTCTTGTTCTAATCCACAAACATCAGTTAACCAATTTTGTAATTCCATTTCAGAACCATAACCCAAATCAGGACCATTAAAAAACCAATGAATAGATTTGAATTGGGTATTATTTACCCATTTAATAAAGTTGTAAACACTAAATCCAAAAAATTTTTGGTATTCGGGTTGAATGTCTACAACCACCAAATTGTATGTTTTATAATCCATATTTTATATAATAAAATAAATTATTATCCCAAAGATTTAAGATATTTTTCTGCTGCTGAATTAAGTTTATCATTTTCTTTTGTCATATTCTTAAATCCATTCAAGAATAACTTTCCGTATTCAATCAACTTTTTGTAAATATTTTTAATAATATTTAAAAAGTCTTTTACTATACCTTCGTCAATTTTCTTTCCTTCAACAAGAGGTTCTACGGAAAATACTTTATCTTTAATGATAGTTACTTTCTTCATTGCTTCTTTCATATCATTCAAAGATTTTTGAACAGCATCATTACAGTATGTCAATGCCTTTTCAAACAATTCTTTGTATTTTGGGTTTTCTTTTTTGGTGCTTTCTTTAACAGTTATTTTAGCAATTAATGCAGATGTTTTAAGAGTAGATTTATTATAATCCCTCATATATGCTTCAACACCTTTTAATATTTGAGCACCACCAACTTCTTTTTCGCCAATGATATCCAATGTAGGTTTAATCAAAGCATATAACTGTTCAATTTCTTTTTGGTTTTGCCAATATTGTTCCAATGCGGCTTTTGCTTCAGCATTGGTTTTATATTTAGGGTTATCTGATGCCGGTGCTGTTTGTGTCAAAGGAGAAGGAGGTGCATCTTGTTCAAATAACTTTTTATGTTTTTTGACAATATCCCATGCCTTTTTTCTATATACTTCTTCTTTGATAATTTGTTCAATTGTTTTCTTGGTTATCATTTTATTTTCTTCCTATGATTTTATATTACCAAAAATAAAACCCTTGTATTATACACATATAAATATTATCATTCCTTATTATAATTGTTATTATCTTTAAACTTATTCTTATATCTTTTCTTCCAATTTGTTTCGTATGTTTCTCCTTCTGGACTATCTACAACTAAACCTTCTCCAGATAAGAATATATCATACAAATATGTCAATAGTTCTACATCTTTTCTTTTCTTAACTCCTATCATAAAATTCTGATACCATCTTTTATCAACTTCATTATCAAATTTTAATTCACCTAAAATCTCAATTACTTTTTTCTTATCAGTATAAACTTTTTGAATTTCAGGGAAATGGTGTTCTAACCATTTTGAAATAAATTTTGAAGTGGATTTTTTAACTTCAACTTCATCAACATCTTTTTTTCTTTTCTTTACCATAACAATATAAAATAAAATTTATATTTTTTCTTCGTAAACATAACCACCTTTTGTAGTCATTATTTGATTTCCCATTATAGGACCCAATTTTTTTCTTAAATTAGACATCCTTACATTTACATATTGTTCTTGTTGTGCATATCCACCTTGTTTAATAAAATCTTTATTAGAAGTCCCAATCAAATGTGTTGCAATTTCATCTCTGGTAAATACTCTTCCTGGATGTTCCACTAATACTTTTAATACTGAATATAATTGTGGAGGAATTGTTGGTGTTGTATCTGTTGCACTCTGAGGACCTTTCCCACCAATTCTTAATATAAAAGGTTTCGGGGTATTATATACTAATACCTTTTTTCCTATATCATCAAAATAGATATAGTATTTATCTTCATCACTATTAAATTTAAATCCGTTTTTCATTTTATTTGTCCCTTATTTTAATCAATAGGTTCTACATCTTTTGAACCACAATTTAAACATTTGTAATATACATAAACTAATTCTTCCCCTTTCGGAACTCTTTTATATGCAACATATTCTTTCTTATGACAATCAGGACATTCAATTCCTTTTGGTTCAAATTTTCCGTGCAATGTTTCTATAAACTTTACTGCCTTTGGGTCTAAATTGCTGGTTTGGTTTTGTTAATGGCATTTTTGCAATAATCAAATAATTTTTCATATAATTTATTTACATTATCTTTTACTTTTACACTTGCTATTACTTTACCATGAATCATCATTTGAACATTATGATAGCCATTTCCAGCCCTTTCACAACCGACTTTAAATTCTGCCATATCTGCAAATTCTTCATTAAGTAATACTTCTTTTATAATTTGCTTCAATTCTGACTTTTTGATTTTCATAATATTATACCACCTTAAATTTAATATAATAGTCACCAATAACCTTTTTGTTTTCATTTACCATACCCATCTTATCAATCTTATATATATCACCAGATTTAATTCCAGGTTTTACATTTACCTTAAATATTTTTTCCATATTATTTACTTCAATATCAATCGTCTTATACATCATAATATCATTTTTATAAATATCAAAATTGGTTTTGGATAATCCACCAATTTCAATTATTAAACTTCCAGACTTATGGTTTCTTACCCCTTGGTCTCCTTTGTTTCTATAAATATATTTTTGACCTTTCCTTGCATTTGCTGGAATAACGATTCTTTCCATCACTTTCTTTTCCATTTTTCCTTCACCACCACATACATTGCAGGGTTTATCCATAACTACACCAGCATCTTTACAACTTTTGCAACCAACACCAACACCGAAACATTCTTTGCATATATTTCAAGATTCTTTCTTCAACAAAGAACCAGACCCTTCACAAATTCCACATTTAACATATTTCTCAATCAATATCCTTTTATCTACACCACTTCTAAATTCGTTTTCATTCAAATCTACAATAATCTTGATATCCAAACCAATCTTTACTTTTACTTTAGTTTCCTTCTTCTGTTCATTATTTATATTTTTCAATGAAAGACATTAATGCTTGAACTTCTGGATATGTATATCTTTTCTTAATTAATTCTGCTAACACACCAGACAATTCTGCTCTTACATCTTTATTGTTTGCTAATTCTCTACCTAATTTGTTTTGAAGAATTCTTGTGATATTTACAACCGAAAACCAAGACTGAGGACCTTCTGCTTTAGGAGTATCAGGTAATTGTTCCTTTACAACTTTTGAAGTTGTTCTGGTTTTTTTTGGTGTTGCATTTGGTTTTGGTGTTTCTTTTGGTTTATTTTGTTCTTCAATCATTTTTTTGATTAAACCCCTTAATTGGATTTCATTTAATTTTTGTGCCATCTTATTTTTCCTTATGTTATATATAAAGAATATAAAACCATTTGATTATTTATTTGTTCGTTCTTTTCAATTTCAATTCTTCTGCTTTTTTCTTTTTTAATTTTTCATAATCAAATCTTTCCAGTTCATTATTCAAAGTCAATAAATATTTTTTGATGGTTTTCATATCCCTTTCAATTTTTCTTTGAAATAATTTACTTCTCGGAAATTCTTTATTATATGGGTTTACCATAACTTCCACACTATCTGTTATGAAATTCATTAATTTCAAAACTACTTTTGTTTGTTCTTTCATATATTCTATTATTTATATATTTCTTTTAATTTTTCTTTAATTGCTTTTTTCCATTTTATATCTTCAATAAAAGGACCTTGAGTAAATGGTTTGGTATCAATCCCTAAAACTTTACTCCACCCTGTCAAATTATATAATTCCTTTATTATTTAGAATCAGAAACAATCATTGGCTTTTCTTGAATAATTTCTAAAAAGTCCATCCATTTATCAGGAAGTTTGAAATAATCAGTAGATTGTTCAAAAGGAATTTCTTGAACATCAATAGTATCTTGGTTTAATTTAAACAATAAATATTTATTTTGGAATGGAGCACAAATACCTTTTGTTGCTAAACTTCTAATACAAGCATTATAAGATATTGGTTCCAAATATTTATCCCAATTAAAATTGACTTTACATTTTGCTGGAAATTTAATTAACATATCATCTGTTCCGTGCATTACACCATAAGTATCATTTAATTTGAATACCAATGAATTACTGTAATAATAATACATTTCTGTTAATTGAGGAAAATCTGGATTTCCTTCCCCAGCATTTATTCCATCTCCACCAAACGGGTCTTTAAATCCAATTTCTGGTGCTTCTGAACCAAAAGTTTTATCCAAATAGTTCTTTCTTTTTTTAGCATCATCTTCTTTGATAATCAATTTCATTTCAAAGGACTTGCTGTTATATTTTTTAGGTTGGTTTAACATTGCTTTGTGCCTTTTTAAATTTTTTATCATCATCAAATATATCGGAAAATTTTGAATAATCTACATGGTCCATTTGATATACATTGGTATCTGATTGTATCCTTGTTTGTTCTGTCATAACTGGATTTGGATTTGCTCCAAAACTTTGTCCTCCGGGATACATTTTTGCTTCACCATCTTCTGCATTTGCAATTAAACTATCTAAATACGGATCACCTGTAATAGTTTTCGGTTTTGACTTTGCTGCTGGTTGTTTGTATATTGTTTCATTCATCTTTTTCATAAAAGGTGATTGTTGGGTAGTTGTTCCATTCATTCTAATTTCATAAGTTTTAGGTATTAATTCCAATCCACCTTCGCTTATTATTTCAACCAGACATTCTTTTACAAGTGCTTTAAATTGTTGCTTATTAATTTTCATAATCTAAAAATATTTTTAAGAAGTTTTTTAAGAAAACTATTTTTATTTATAACGGACACCATTTAGGAATTTCTTTTGGAATATGATATGTTCTACCACCTTCAACAACATCCTTATAAGGAATTATTCATTTATTCCAATCTGCACCCAGAATGAAACTTCCAGAATGGTCAACAAAGAAACATTCGCTACAAAAATTTATCCTTAATTTACTTTCATTAATTACTTCTTTAATCAATTGTTTCAAATATTTATTTGTTAGTTTCATTTTTGTATCTTTTTATTTACGAATTGGTGGTAATTTTTCAGTTGTTTTACCCTGAAAATCATCTAATATTTTCCTATATTCTCTTTCAAATGCAGGGTCATTTAAAATATAATTTCTGAATATAATTTCACTTGCTTTGATGTTACTGTTTCTTCTTCCATATAATTGTTTATAGTTCATAAATTCTTTTTTCAATTCTCTATGTCTATTCAATAATTTCATCATAGCATAAACATTGTATTCAGGTGGTTGATTCTGAATTTTTTCAAATTCACTTTCAAATTGCTGTTCGTTTAGATATGCGTTAATACTTTTTTTAAGTATTATTTCCAAACTTTTATCAATTTCATTTTTCATATCATTATTCACCTATAATATATTTTGTTATAATTTAATGAAACCTTTCAACATTTCTTCAGTATCAACCCAATAAACTTTGCCATCATCAAGAGATTGAACATGTATATACATTGCTGGTTTATTAAATTTCCAAACCTTATATTTATATCCAGCATAATCCTGAATTATAGAACCTACCATACCATTTGGAAATTCAGAATTTATATATGTCATCATTTGTTGTTCATTTTCCCATTTTGGTTGCAAAGTTGTTCCGGGACTTTCAATGTTTCCAATAAATATTTGATTTATAGCCCTAACTATCTTATCCCTTTCTGGTTTGCTATATGGGTAATCTGTTACAAGTTTTGGAACTAATGCCAATAAAACATCTCTTAAAATTATAAGATTTGAGTTTAGACTAATTCCAAGTTGTTTACCCATTCTCAATACTTGACTTATAAAACTATCTCTATTCTTCTTTGTCAATTCCTCAGAAATAAGTTTTCTCAAATATTGTTCAATCAATTGATTGTTATTATTATTATTTTCCATAATATTTATTATCCAAATATTCTTCTATCATTTGGTTTGACATAAGCACCGTAACCGTTTTTCATTAAATATTTTACAGCAATCTGAATTGCTTTCCATAACAATTGTTTCTTTTGTGCATGTCCTTCTCTTGCATAAGTATTGGATAACATAAGATAAGCACCATACATTTTTTGAGGTTTGGTAATCTTTGTCAATCTCAAATAATATTGCTGTGGATTTGGTGAATGGAATAATAATGATTCCATTCTCATTCTTTCGTGTTGTTCTTCAGCAAAAGTTGGTTCATATAAAGTATGACCTTGCTTTAAACCTTGATTATATAATCTTCTGTCAACTGTGCTATCAGGAACATATCCTGCAATCGGTGTTTCATTTAAGCACTCTCTAATTAATTGTTTCAAATAAGATTTTGTTAATTTAATCATTTTGTTTATCCTTATTTTTTTAATACAAACAGAAAACCACCATCTCCATCATTGCTTTCTGGAATAATGAATCCTTGTTTTCTTTCAAATGAAATCGGATTGTTACTACTGTCATTGTCATATTCTAAATATCTTTTAACATCACGTTTATTTTTTGTAACCCAAATACATTTATCAGTATCTTTGATATTATACTTCTTTTCCCATTGCTTCACCTCTTCTGGTTTATAATTTCCTCTTTCATAAACTTCAAGTTCTTTCATATGTTTCCAAGTCATTGTATAACCATGACTATTGTAATACTTGAGTTCTTCTTTAATCAATTGCTTCAAATATGATTTGGTTAATTTTGTCATTTGTTTTATCCTTTATGAACATGATAAGCACGTAATCCTGCCTCTGCATCTGCCTTTGTATCATAATCAGCATCCCAGAACTTCCCTGTTTTGTTTGATATAACACCCCATTTACCATTAGGTTTTTTTTGAACACAACCATCTTCGGGACACTTACCACTATCTTTTCTGGTTTCTTCAATAACTTCTTTTATGAGTTGCTTTAAATATGATTTTGTTAGTTTGAAATTTTCTTGCATAGCCGGAGTAATATTCATATTTGTTTTTAATGCTTGTTTTATTTTTCCGTGTTGTGATTTTTTGAAATTCATTTGTGTCTTTAATTCTTCTGGGGTTATTTTGTTCTTTTCAAGATAACAAATATATTTCATAACATTATCAAGTTTGTTATATATAGGAATTTCAATACTAATTCCCTTCTTCGGATTTGCAACATAATATTTTCTTTTATCTGGTAATTTAACTACTGCATAACTTCCTGTTGTTCCTTCTGTTGGATAAAAAGTGATATCATAAGGATTATAATAAACAAATGCTGCTGGGTTATATTTATATGCTTGTAAAAGTAAATCTGCCAAACCATCAGCAAATTTCTTTTCGTCAAGTTTACCACCGATTTTATCAGTAACCCAACTAGTTATTCTTGACCAAATTCCTTCATTAATAATTGTTGATTTTTTCATATTTTTATCCTACCTTTTGATAATTAATTTCTGTTTTATCTCCTTTCGCATTTACAGAAATTGCTTTATAAACTAATTTACCATCAATAAAAATATTGTGGTTTTTATCAATAGTAATCTTTCCATTTTCCTTTTCTTCATTGATTACTTCAATTATCAATTGCTTCAAATATTTATCTGTTAATTTCATTTTATCTTTTTCCAATTATTTTAAAATATAAAAATACCAGTATCTTTTTCATATCTTAAAGTTGTATTGAGAACATTATTTAATTTTTCATATTTAAGTTTATTTCTTTCTTCGGTTGTCAAACTTCTACTTGTTTTATATGTTCTATTTTCTTTCAACATAAATGCATTATGTGTAGATGGATTGGAAACAAAATCCCAAGTAATAAGTTGATAATCTGGTTGCACTATTTCTCTACCTTCGCTGTCAGTTTTAGTGCTTCCAATACCTCTGGAAGAAATACCAAGTGTAACACCACGTCTTACCAAAGATTCTAATATTCTACCCGAAGGTGTTCCGTATGGGTCTGGACCATTCAGTAATTCAATTCTACCCCAAACTTCTTTTCCTTTCCACCATAATTCACGAATAATATGTGATACATTTGCAAGATTGACTATTGCATTATCCGGATGGTCACAATTATGTGTCCAATTAATTTTATTATTATATTTCATCAACCAAGTTTTATTCGGAACTGTAACACAATATACATTTCCATTATAAGGAACCGATTCTGCTTTTACAAACCTACTATCAAGATAGATTCCTTTTGATGTATTATAATATACTGTATATTGTAAGTTGCTATTTGTTCCTTCTATTAATCTATCGCCAATATATCTATCTTGTGGTTGATATGTTCTTATAGAACCACCATTGCCAAGTTTAATCATAATTTCTAATACATCTTCTGCAAGTTTTTTTGATATTGTTGTATATTTTTTTAATGATTCATTTTTATAATTATGCCTATTTCTACCATCACCAATCAACATCCAATCAAGCATTATTGATAATAAATTTTTATTCCAATTTTTTATTTCATTTGGAATATATTTTTCTTTTGAGTTTCCAAGTGTTAACAAATATTCATATAGTTCATCTTGGTAAATATAAAAATCCGATGTTTCACCATTTTCTCTTATATATTCAGTATATTCAAATCCAATTTCTTCAATCAAACTTCTTATCATATCTTTTTCTTCTTGTTCTTTTTGTGTGATAACAACTATTTTTTTATTGCAATCTTTTGAATTTGTTTCATAAGAATATCCTTCTGTCAAATAAAGTCCAAGAAAAGCTACCCACAATTCTGGCTTAATTTTAAATTCAGAATTTGGAATTATAAATTCACTTGGTGTTTCACCAATCCAATCGCCACCTTTTTTGATATAAGAATGATTAACTTTTGAATCATTTGAATTTATTTTTTCCATCAATTCTTGTGCTGTCAAAATATAACTTCTATTATATCTATCCCACAATACAACTTGGTGTTTTGGAGTTAACATCATATCTAATGAAGAATTATTATAAATATGTATCATATCTTCTTTATGTTCTCTTTCGGTTACAATTTCATTTTCTTGAATTTGGATTTCGTTTGTATCTAAATTTAAAGTAAATATTTTTTCTCCAACTTCAACATTAGTTATTGGTTTCCAACCGTTAATTGTAAGCACTTCTGTATCAGGAGTAACACACTCACCCAGAGACCTATTTTCCCTAATAAGTTGTTTGAAATTTTCTATTTCTCTTTCAAGAATAGGCATTGGATACCATCTTTCATTATGATTCATTGCTTCTGCTTCTTGCAATTTACCTTTTAATATTATTTTTTCGTATCCTTCTTCTACATGTTCAACTATAAAATTATTTTTGGTTTGCAAAATACGGTATTCTTTCAAAAGCATTAAATTATTATTGTTCATATAACTCTCCTTTTTGATATTGGTTAGGAAAATTTTTCCACTTTTTCTTCACAGTAACCTTTCTTGTTTCTGTAATTTTATTTCTAAAATTATCATCTTGCCAATGCCTTTTTGTGGAAACACCAATATTTTTTTGGTGTGTTTCTGATTTCGGTTTACTTGATATTTGACTTATTTTTTCGTTCCAACCATCTGGCATTTGTCTTGCTTTCATTTTGTTACTCCATTCTTTTATTTTATGTGTTTTTATTTTTTTGTTTGCATCAAGCATATAACTACTCTTGTTTCCAAAGATTCTATAAATTTGAAACATGATCTATAAGTGGTCTGTATTGTTCATTTATGAATTTGTCAAATTTATTAAATATTTCATCTATTGTTTTACCATAATCAAAAAAGTGTAAAATTGTTTGTTTCTTTGTTTTTACTATACCTTTTAATTCATAACTGATTGTGTATATTTTGCGAATATAATCAGGTTCGGTAATTCCGTTTATATTTACATTAGTATTTAAAATAATAGAAGAACCTCTTACTTCTTTATATCTTGTATTCTTATAAATTATTTCTAATGGTGGTTTAAATGTTTCGGTAAAGTAACTATCATATGAAGCCCTACCAACATCCAAAAATGAATTTGATTTCAAAGGTCTGAGATTATGAAGTTTCAATTTATATCTTTTATAAAATTTATCAGAAAAAATTGCAATTTCTTTTCTACTTTCCAATTTGTATTTAGCAGCAATTTCTTTTTCGTGAAATGCTTCTCTAATCAATTGTTTTAAATAAGATTTTGTTAATTTAATCATTTTTTTGTTCTCCTTTATTAACGTTTGGTTTTATTGAACCATCATCAACAACAGTAAAATATAAATTTCCTTTTTTATCTTTGATATTATTTATTTTCTTAACCATAATATTTTACTGTCCTACCTTTTTATTTAATATTCTTTGAAACAATTCAATATCTGGAATAAAGGAAATTATAAATCCTTTTCTTGAATAGACTTTAAGTTCACCTTTACTGTTTTCAGATAAAATAAGTTTACAAGAAGAATTATTTTTGGAATCTTTATATTTTGTTCTAATGGTAACATATCTTAAACCATATTCAGAACTATCAACTTTGACGGGAGAAAATTCAATAAGTTTGGTATTCTTATTGACTTCTACACACAAGTTATTTATATATTTTAAATCAAAATATTTATGATTCTTTATATTGTTTATCAATATTTTCATAATTTATCCTTATAGAAACTGTTGTTTTTATAATAAAACAACAAAACATTCTTCTATACATAAATATTATTCAAAAATTCGTAATTTTTAGTTATATCTTACTTTTTTATTTTTTCAACCCAAGAAAAGTTTGTTTTATATTCAACACCTCCAATACTAATATATCCAGCAACATCATCTTCTGGATCAAAAGAAATGATAACACCTTTTTTTTGTTTTGAATTATCATCTAAATTAACCATTACTGTTTCACCTACTTTAAATCCTTCAGTATATGTTCCAGATTTACCTACTTTTGCAACTTTTATAGGTTTGGTTTGTTTTGATACTGTTTTTAATTTATTTTTTTTGCAATAGAATTTTTCTTTCCCGGACAATGTAATATGTGCATACCAAGTGAATTTTTAGATATATCTGTTTTATTACAATATGGACAAGTATATCTATCATTAGGTTGTCTTTTTACAACTATTTCTTCTTTTAACATTTTTATTATTGCTTCCTTCAGTTTTTCTTTCATTACCATTTCTTCATTTTTTTCTTCATCATCTTCCCAAGGAAATTTATAATCATCATAAGTTCTATCTGGATTTGGTCCATGTTTTAATAAAAAATCCATGTTACTTCTATTTTGCGGAGTGTCATTCATATAAGAACAATATTTAAAACCATAATTATTTGATTTGGAATTATCTGTATTATTCCATTTTTGGTCTTTTGGAGGAATAAAACTATCTTCCCATTTCTGTTTAATTTCTTTTATTATATTAATTAGTGATTGCACGTTTTTTCATTTTTAAACCTTTATTCCAAGGAATATAACCAATTTTTACCAATCTCATCTTTTGCTTTGTTTCTTCTGAATGATTGTTTCCCAAATTTCGTTTATGTCCTATAGTTTTTAATTTTATTATTAATTTTGTTTCAGCAGTATGTTTTCTTCCAAAATGTCCAATTGAAATACATTGTTTTTGCAAGTTATTTTAATTTGGTATCACCCTCATTTATGATTTTATTATATATTGATATTAATGTTTCCATATTTTATTATTCTCCGTTAATATAACCTACTTTACCAATATCTTCTTTACCCCAAACAGGAATTGGAATACTTGGCATAAAGAAATATTTTTTCTTAAAAATAGGAATAGGTTCTGGTTTTAATGCTTTCAATACATACAACATAACCGAATTGCTTTTCAATGATGTTTTTCCAATATACACATCATATCCTTGAATAAAATATTTTTTTGCAAAATGTTCTGCTTCAAAAAATTGATTCCATTCAAAAAACTGATAATCATATAACCTTTCTTGGTCTGCTTTAGAAGTCAAATATGACATTGAATTGCCATATCCCTGTGGTGGTTCGTCTTCTATAACCGGAAGACTACGAAAATAATTACTTGCTATTTTTCCAATTTCAACAAGTCTTGGGTATTTTTTTTGTTCTTCTGTGTTGTTGGATGAAATAGGAATTGATACTTTTGGTTTAACTTTGATTTTATATTTTGAAGTCATTTCTTGTGAAAAGACTTTTGTATCAACTATATAATCATAAACATCAATAACATCACTTCCCTTCAATGTAAAAGATAAGGTTGTAATTTCAGGACTATCTCCTTTATACCAATAAAACTGTGTGAATACAATTATCAATCTTCCATAGTTTTCAGTATCAATTTGTTTCGTATCAGTTCTGTAATCTGTTTGTGTTCTGGTCTTAACATATTCCTTTGCCCTTTTAGTTGCATCTTTATGTGTTTTAAAACTTTCTGGAAACAGTTCTTCCATTGCCATTTTACCGGCTTTGGTTACTCTATTTTTTACCAACATAATTCTTGCTGGTTGCGGAATAGCTGCTTCGGTTATAATTTTCATATTCCTCAAAATATTATTATTAAAACATATTATGTAATTTCAAAGAAATAATTGCATTTTCATTGTGTTTCTTATCCAACTTATCCCAATCAAGTTTTTTATATGTTCTATCAGGGTTAGGTCCTTTATCCAAATTCTTTATCTTTTCTTTTTCTTCTGGGTCATCTAATAAATCATATTTTTCCATATAATCGGTTACACCTGGTCTTTTTGCACCAAACGGCATCATATACCCAAATGAACCAGCAGATGTTGTGGTATTCTGTTCAATCACAGATCTATCCAATGTTTCAATACATTCATCACATTCGTTTTTTTTATCATCATCATCATCATCATCGTCTTTGTCTTCTGGAAAGAATTCTTCTTTCCAATATTCATCATCTTCGTTTATATTTTTGTCTTTAAAAAAATCAACTAAAGTATTCATTTATTTGTCTCCATTTATCTACCATAATAAAAATTATAACCTTTTTTTACTGCATATTTTTTCATCATAATTTCCCAATGATGAGCTGTTTTCGGTTGTTTCATTATAATTTTGTTATATTGACTCAACTGTTTTTTTTCTGCTTCTCTTGGGGAGTAAGTTCATCTTCAAACAATATTTCAATCAAAGATTTCATCATCTTATTTAATGACTTCTGGCTTTGATCCTTCCGGAATTGTAACCTCATTAATGGTATCTAATACTTCAGCATACTGTAATATGTCTTCTGCAATGGCAGTCTTCTTGTTATTCAATACTGTTAAGAAATGAGCAACTTTCTTTCTGGAAGCACTATCCTTAATAAGTTTATAGTTAATTGATTTAAATTCTCTTTTAAGTTTTTCTAACCAATCCTTATTAATGGTTCTTCCGTTTGTCGTATATTCAACAAGATATTTGTATTGTGTTGGAGAAAGAGTTTTTTTCCATTTGTTACAGAATTCTTTAATCATAACACTAACAACCAATGGATCTGCTTGTTTCGGCATATCATTAGCATCTCTCATATCCCTTACATTTTCAACCAATTGTGTATTCTTCATAAGATTTTCAGAAATGTTTTCACTAATTATAGTTCTTTCTTTGGCATTCAAAGTTGACAATAAAGAGTCATCAACAAAATTCTTAATGGAAGCATAGAATTTATATCTTGGAATATCATCATTAAGTGCTTTCTGAATATTAGGCATAATCTTTCTGACTTCTTCATAAAACATTTGTCTTTGTTTGTTTAATGAATCAGCGTCTTTTAATTTATTTTTGATATCACCTTTTATTTCTGATATGAATTTATAAGTTAAATTTTTATCAGTAATATAAGTATCCGTTAATTGATTGAAGATATCAATTTCTTCTTTTACCAAATTTAGTTTCTTCAATGCGGCGATATAACCTGTAATCATTGGCTTATAATCACTACCAGCAATAATTTCACTAATCAATTGTTTTTGGTAAGCATAATCAATAAGACCGGAATTCAAAAATTTACTGTGTTTCATTATTTTATCCTCTTGTTTATATTGTTTTAAGAAACTATTTTTGTTACTACAATTTAAGAATATAAATTATTAATGCAATAGCAACCGGAATTGCTCCAGCTATCAAACCCCAAACACCTGCCTTGACTTTAAGAGTTGCAATTTCAATTTTCACTTCTTGAATCTGTTGAGTAAAATCTTTCTGTAAAGCCTCGTAATTGTCGTTTAATCTTTCAAGTTCTTTGAGAACATATTTACTCCATTCATTCCACCCGTTTGTTGTTTTATTTCCACTGTCTTGCATCTTAAATTCCTCCAAAAGAAACAGTCCCAATTAACGCCACTAATTCTTTTTTCAAATTTCTAACTGATGTAATCTTGATGTGACCTATTTCCGAATTTATCATTTTATAATACCCTTCAAACAAATTATTCTTTAAATCTTCTTCTTTATCTATATAATGTTGTTTTATATCTTCTTTAAATTTTTCTCTATCTTCTTTGTGAATCATTAATTTATAGGAATATTCACCAGTAGGATTTTCAATATTAATAAATCTTTTAGCTTCGGAATTATATGCTAATATTTTATGATTCAAATCAGTTACAAATGCCGGGAAACAGAACAGTTTCAATAACTTCTCAAAATATTCATTTTTGATATGCAATTCTTCTTCCCTTGCCAACAATTCTCTTCTTGTTTCAAGATAATCTGTTATATCTCTTCCTACTGCCTGCAATTCACATGGTTGTTTATCATAATCATAAATAAGTGTTACTTCCCATTCAATTTCTCTCCACCCTTTGACTGTCATTTCTCTTTGGGAATAACGAACTCTATGTGGTGGTTGTTTCAATTTTTCAATGTTTGCTTTGGTTAATGGTAAATCATCTGGATGAACAAACGAAATAAATGATTTTCCCAAATAATCTTCTACTTTTATCCCATACAACTTACAAAATGCTTCGTTCATAAATGTCATTCTTTGCTGCATATCTGATCTAACAATCAATTCATTCGTATTTTCTATCATTCCTTTATATAACTCATTTTTCAAAGTTAAATCTCTAATGATATTAATTTTATCACTAATGTCAATCACTGAACAAATTACTACATCTTTACCATCTAAATTATAATAACTATAATATACTTCAACTGGAATTTTATGACCATCTTTTGTTTTGTCATATCCAATCCTATAAGGTTTATTGTTCTTTATAATATCAAGGAAATTTTCAAAATCAACAACAATTTGACCTTTGGTGATATTCATAAACTCTTCTTTAGAGTATCCATAAACATCAACCGCTTCTTCATTTACTTCTAATGGTTGTGTAGTTTCTTTGTCAATTAATATCATCGGATGGGCAACCGAATTAAACATCTCAAAATATTTCAATTGTGATTTTTTTAATTCAGTATCTTTCTCAACTAACTGATTTGTTAGTTCTTTCAATATATCAAGATTACTCTTGCTCATCTGAATTATCTCCATTATCTAATTTGGTTTGCTTCAAAAAATCAACCAGTTTTAATTTCCCGTTCTTTGAAAAAATGTTTTCAAATAAAACATCTTTATCGGGATTAGGTTGAATACTACCGTTTAATGAATCACCAGCCAAATCATAATCAGAACCAGTTTTTAACTCTCCTTTATCAGATTGTTTAATTGATGGGTTTGCTTCTCCACCTAAACTATCTGCTTCTAAACTATCTAACATATCAGATAATTTGTCCTGTTCTTCTCCACCACTACTTTCAGTTGAACTTCCACCAGTTGGTTGTTCACCACTTTCTTGTTGGGTAGGATCGGCTAACTTCTGAACTTTGGCACTGAATTTAGCATCTACTTCCAATTGCTTTTGTTCATCTTTCAATTCTTCATCAGTCATATTCAAGATTTCTTTTTTGGCTTTTGTCATACTGATTGCCTTAGAATCGTTTACTGCTTTATTATAAATATCAAATCTTTTCTCCATAATTTCCAATTTACCTAATTCCATAATTGCTGAAGGATTATGCATCTTTAATTCAAAATTAAAAATTTCATTTTCATCATATTTTTCTTTTGCGAACAAATGCAAAATTGCAATCTTGGTAAATTCAGAAATCATAATCTTTTGTATTCTTTGTATAGTTCTTGCAAACCTCATATCAACTTTGGACGCAGATGATTTGCCTTCTAAATCATCTTCAAATTGCAAGAACGCTTTTGGAACACCCAAAGATGTAATCAATTGTTGTTTTACATATTCAACATCTTCAATATCATTAAGGTTGCTATTTTTAACGTAAATAGCACAGCCATTTAAAGCATCACTTAAAGCAAATGTATGATTGTTTGTATATATTTCATCCCCATCAACAGTAATTGTTCCAACATCAATTTTTTCTTCCAACCATTCAATTTTAATTACTTTATGATTAAACATTGGAACTTTTTCTTTAAAATCTCTAAACCCATCATAACCTAAATCACAAATAATTTTTCTTACCAATCCTCTTTTGAATTCTTTTGTATAATGTTTTGCAATTGGATTTAATTCATAAAATTTGTTTTTAAATTCTTCGGATTCATTCATCCATTTTGCTAATTTGTCGCCATCATCGTTTCCATTTTTATAAGCATCCACAATATATTTATGAATTACAGAATCATATTTATATTTTTTTATTTCAGAAAATTTCTTACTTGTATTTTTTCTAAATTCTGGATTGTTCCATCTTGTTGAATTATTGTTTATCATTTTATTTTTATATTCATCATTTCTCCACATCAGTTTATTATTTTCAATTATTTTATCATTTACTTCTTTGTTGTTTTTCTTTGTAAAAGATTGAGTTTTACCTGCTTTTTCATACCATTTTTTCTTGAATTCTGGGTTTTGTTTAAATTTGTTTTGTAATCCATTTACCAATTGATTTTTCTTTTCTGTTTTATATTCATCTGGTTGATTTTTCCAAAAATATTTCAAAGAGGAAGAGATTGCTTTTCTTCTAAATGGATTTCTACAATATTCTTGATGTAATTTTAAATGGTCAAAATTATTCATCATTACCAAATTACTTGGATTATTATTTCTTTTATTGAAATCTTTATGATGAATAACATTCTTGATTGCATTTTGATATTTAGACTCAAACACAAATTCCTTAATCAAATTATTCTTAAATTGTTCTTTCACAAGTCTGTGCGTAAATACCCATTTATTTGAATTATTATCATACAGTTTTTCATATCCGTCTAACCAAGTATTGTCTGAATTTATTTTTCTAACAAATGGCATAAGAGAATCACCAACCTTTAATTTTTCAGCAGATATGAATTCTCCACTTCTTTTTAACATTTTATGTTCTGGTGTAACTATCAGTTCCGAATTGTTATCCAATGTTAATTTCAAAACTTGTGTATTTCTTTTTGTAATTCCAGCCCACGAAATTGGTGCAACACAAGGTTCACCTGTTTTTGGATTACAAGAATAAACCCAATTTTGTTTTCCTTGTTCATATTCTTTTATAATTTCTTGTAATTCCAAATTTCTTCCGTCAAGCAATGCAATTTTTGTATTTAAAGCAAGACATCCACCTGGTAATGTTTCAATTGTAGACATCATATCACCACGTTTTGCTAACCAATAATCATCTGTTAAAGCACTAACCCTATACCTTAAATCAATTTCTCCAGTTGAAGGATTAATAATTGTTTCTGTTTTAATTTTACTTCTTTGTTGTTCAATATAATTTTCAATCTGGTCAAATGGAATATTACCTACTTCAATTTGGAACACTCTTTTTTCTGCTGCCCTACTGATTCTATAAATCAACATAGCATCTTCAAGCAATTGCAATTTCTTCCAGATACCTCTTCCAGATTCCAATACGGAATTATGAACCACAATACCATTTGCAAAAAAATTATGATTTTGTTCGTCAATATATATATCATATACGTCTTCAAAATCATCTGTTTTTTCAATTGAAATTATAGGTGTTAAAATATATTCATCAGTTAATCTATTTGATTTGTCGTATTTTTTACATTGCTTAATTTCATTATCGGTTATTGTTTGTTTATTTATTACTATTTTATCCCCAATTTTTAAATCATAAATATTTTTGTAATTAAATTTATTTTCTATTTCATCCCAAATCATTATATTATGTTCTTTTGATAGTTCCAATTCATTATTTTTTGATTTTATTTTATATATTTGTTTTTTACCTGAACAAACAGTATTTTTCACTGTTGTAATAATTTTCTTTTCAGTTTTTGTATCAAAAGAATAAACTTCATCACCAATTTTAATGTCTTTAATCATTTTAAATCCAGTTGGTGTTTCAATATAAGAATCCCATTTTAAACATCTTCCATAAGGCAAAAAATTATCATCACCCATCAATCTAAAATGTGCAACCTGAAATTCATTATAAGCCGCACCTATTTGTGCAACCCATCTGAATCTTACACTTGTGGGATCACCATCATACGCTTCTTCCCTTTCAATTTCTGCTGTCGGTAATGCAATCGTTCCAGTTACACCTTTACCTTTTTCAATTGAAAGCAATTCAAATTTATCACCATATTTACAAAGTGTTCTAATTTGGTGATAAATGTTAAAATCAACATTAAGAATATCGTAGAATAGATATTCTAAATCTTCTAACATTTTTTGATTATTACAACTGATTGTTAAAACTTGTCCATCTTCCCCATAAGAAGAAGCATCATCAGAATTATGAACAAATATACCGTTTCTTTTATCATCAGTAACAATTGCAAAATTACTATATTTTTCTACTGTTAAATCATATACATCATCGTAACAAGAAAATTCTATTTTCTTTACTTTATGGTTGTTGTGTTTTACATCTTCTTTTTTGCTTAATTTAGTATAAAATGGCATTAAAAAATCATTTTCTTTTAAGTCCTTAAGCATTTTATAAGAACCATCCCTTAACATAAATTTATGTTCTGGCGTTGTTTCTACAATAGTATTATCATCTAATGTTAGTTTCCATATTTCTACATTTTTTCCTGTCTGCATTGCATTAAGAAGTTTTCCACTTGTAATTTTTCTATTTCCAATGTCATATGAATAAACATATACACCATCTAACTCTTCGTTAGATAACTTTAATAATTCTTCTATTTTTACAACACTACCATTTAACAATGGTATTTTTGTTCCCCTTCTTAAACAATAAACATTTAATGCTGTTGAAACTATTGGTGTGGTATCCATTGCATCATAATCCCTAATTCTTGCCAATCTATCTGCTGTTGATTGAAGATTATGTTCATAAATACTTGTTGCCAATTTTGAACCGAATACCTGAGATGAATAAAATCCCGGACCTGTCTGCCCGTAAGGAACAGATGTTGGAACTCTACGTCTGGTAATTTTACGTCTAACTAAATTATTTAGTCTATCCCAAAAATTTGCCATAAATTATTTTTCCTTATATTACATAAAAAGATATGAAACCTATTTTTAAAACTTTTCTACTTTTATTATTTGGTCTTCATAAGTCCAAACTGTATTTGGAATTTTCTTCCCACCTAAATTTCTATACACAATTTGATTGGAAGAATTTAATTCTATTCCATCAAATCTCGGTGACCCTGTATCATCTATGTCTTTTGATTTTTTGGTTACCTTTACCTTAATAGTTCTACTTCCACTTGCTGGTAATCTTACCAAAACAATTGAACCAACCCTATAATTCGGTTTGGGAATTAATTTTATATCTTCTGATATTAATTGCTTTCTTATAACATTCTTTATCTGTTGTTTAACCGATTCTTGTTTTTTTAGTTCTTGAATATATTCTTCTTTTAATATCAATTCTTTTACTTTCTTATGTGCTTCTGGATTTAGTTTTCCCCATTGATAAATTTTTATCAAATAACTTCCATCTGGTTTCCTATCATATATCATTCTCATTCCATTATTTTGATTTGCATACTTTTCAATATTGTTCATCTTTAATTCATCTTTGGTTGTAAATTGTGCAATCATTGGATAAACTTTTGTTAATTGTTCATTCTTGACTTCCTTATAACTATCTACTAATGGTTCAGCAATAATAACAGGAACTCCGGGTTTATACCATTTATTAGTAACATAGATTTTCCCTTTTGCTCCAAAATCATTTACCTGAATGATATCATATTCGGTTGCTGGAACTGTAAATTCTTTATTGTTATTTACATCCAACATTGGCAATGGTTTTGTTTTAAGTTTCCCTATTATTTTTGCTTTTGTTATATCCATTATATTATCTCATAAATATTGTTATCTGCAAATGAACGAAAATATTTCCAATGCTTCTTATCAATCTGTTTTTCTTCCGAACAGAACATTCCCGGTTTCTTCGCTATATCATCATTGAACAAATAACCAATTGAAACTTTATCATTTACCCTGAATAAACATCCTAATCTTTCTTCAAGTGGTTCTGATAACGAATTCTTTAAATAAATCTCTTTTAAATGCTTATTGTTTTTCATAATTAAAAAATTTTAGTTTTTAAGAAACCTTATTTTTTACCATATAACTTATCTGATTTAATCCAAATAATATCTGTTTTACTTCCACCCACACTCGTTATTTCCAGACAATTCATAAATTTTAAATTGTCATTGTTCGCCATCAATTTCAATTATTGAACCAATTTTTATTTTCATTTTATTATTTCTCCTCATCAGGTTTATCTTTTAGCAACCAAGAAATATCAACACCATCCACATCATATTGATTGATAATATTTCTACTTCTTGTATTTGTTCCATAAACACCGAAATTCATATCAACTAATTTTCCAGAATTACTAAAATGTTTCATGAATTCAACAGCATCCCTATTTTCTCTTTCAGTTATTTTGGAATAAACTGTCTGGATAAACGCAGCGATTGCCATTGCAAATATCAAGTCATCATGTTTCCCGGATGCGTGGTCTAATCTACCACCATAATATCCCCAAGTTTCAAGTTCAGAACACAATCTGGTGCTTCTAACTGTGATACCACCCAATCCAGATTCATCATCTACGGAATCCCTCAATTGTTTCAAAATATTTTCAAGAATTAAAGGTCTGGTTTTGGCTGTTGTATGCCAACCCGGACTTCTTTTGTTTATTTTTACTTTTTCTAAATTATCAAATATTAATCCTTTGAATTTTGTATCCATCCAGAATAAATTTGGATAATGTAAATCAATTACTTTTTGAATTGTTCTTTCGCCATAGTTATCTTCAATTACCAATAATGCTCCATTATAATCCATCCCCCATTTGCACAACAATTGTCCAAATCTTTCTTTATCTATCATTGCTTTAAATTCTGCAACTTGTTCAAAGGTTTCCATACATATAATTTGTGCTGCAGAAAAGTCAGAACCATCACCCTTTGCAACGTCTACTCCACAATTGTGTGTAACTAAACCTCTTACTAAAAATGAATGTGCTGTTGTTTCAAAATTATATACATCACCATTATATTGATGTTTTTTTATGCCTTTTATTTTAAAATAAATATAATTTTCATCTTCACTAAAATAACAATATCTAATTCTTCTTTTATAAAAAATGTCATTTAAATATTGAATATCATTGTTTAATTTTAAAAATTTATTGGTATCAAATACACCAAGATCAAGACTATATTTATCAGAAATATTAACCTTTCTGTCTTTTATAAAACCAATACCACCATTTGTTATTTTTTGTAAAGAACTTATTATCCCCAAAGAAAATAAAATATCCTGAATTCCTTCCAATAAATTTAAAGAAGCACTGACAAAATTAACTGTATGTGGTTTGTTTGGAATTGATTTATTTTTTAAATATCCATCTCCATTATAATATCCATATATCAAATTTAATTTTAATTCATTGGGTAAAAACTTAACCCATTCTGGTATTGCTTTGTTTTTTGCATATTTACCGAAATTGTCAAACAAAAACATTGCTAATTGTTTAGAATTAAATTTACAAATCATACTATTGTTTATGGGTTTTGATGTTATTGTTAATTTTCTACCAAATAATTTATTAACAATAATAGATATTTTTTTTGAATATTCTGTTTCATTTATATTCAAACCAAAAAGAATAGATTTGTCATTATTATATCCGTTTTCAATCCAACCTTCTGCTAACCATAAACCAACTAACCACCAAAAATCTTTATCCAAAATAAAATTTTTATCTTTAATTTTAAAATCAGTTCTACCAATTTCCGAATATTTGTCAAATTTTTGTAAAATTTGTTTTTCATTCAAAATATTGTTCTTATATATATTAGGATATTTTACCCAATCCCCAATTTTTAAATATTTACTTTCAATATACTTAAAAGAAAATATTCTATATCTTTCATTAAATTTATATTTATCGTGATTTGTTTTATAATTTCTAAATAATTTGTTTTCTTTACTCGCATAAACAGGATGTTCATCTGTAAATTTATTGCTTCTAAAGTGTGTGTGTAAAAATATTTCATAAATATCACCATCGTAATTTCTTTTCTTGATTTCAACAATATCTGTTATATTACCATTTATATCATATAATTTTTCTTGATTGGTAACCTCTTCAATGTTTTTTAAACCAGAATTTGTTAGAATTTTTTCCCCTCTTGGTAAACAAATATAATTTTTATTTGTTTCTGGATAACGCCATATCCACAATTCCTGATTAGGTCCTTCTTTTGCAATCGGTTCTTTGGTATAATTTTCCCTAATAAAGTTAAGTTTTTCGGGTTCAAGTGCAGTTTCACCGGATAAATTAAAATTGCAATTATGTGATAAAACATCATTGGTATAATATGTATTTACATCTTTTACATCTACCAAATCAAACACTTTAAAACCAGATACAAGATTACCTGAAACTGTTATTGAAGAAATTGTTTTCAAACCATTTTTAGATTTTAATTGGTCTCCAATCATCAATTCTTTTGCAGATATTTCTTTATCATCTGGTAAGAATAATATATGATTATCAGTTATTTTTATTTCGGTATTATCGGTAAAAGTAATTACATATAAAACTTTTTTATATAAACTCCTTACACCAGAAAAGTCTTTATAACCATCCTGTGTTAATACTTTTACTTTTTTATTATTCTTTATGAATTTTTCTTGTATCATTTATTTTCTATCTTTAATTAATTCTTTCTTCATAGAAGCTATATCTTTGCCAACTTAAACAAGATTTCTTTAATTACTTTCTTCAATTCTGATTTTTTTATTTTCATTGTTTTACCAATTTACCCAATATGGAGCAACCCATTTGGAAAACCTAGTCTTATTTTGTTTATCTATAACATTTTTTATTTCCAAAGGTGTTTTGTTTTTTAATATTAATTCTTTAATTTCTTCTGCATCTTTTCTAAATCTATGTCTTGATATTGTTTCCCATCCATTTTGCCAAATAAAAGTAACCCAAAATTTAGTTAAGTCTTCTTCAATCTTAACTTCATCTGAAGCAAATTTACTTTTTACTTCTTTTAATGTTTGAATTAATGTTTTCATTATCATCTATTTTTAATTCTACAAACCACCAAATTAATACTACTACAAAAGAAACTAAACTCGCAATTCCCAAAATTACAACTATTACTTCAATGATATGAACGAGTTTATCTACCATTCTTTAATCTTTTTTTTAATTCTTTTTTTACAATCTTTGCTACCGGACCCTTCCATTGTGCTGCATTAGAAAGAAAATATGCAACTATACTTAAACCACTGTCTGATCCATAATTATCTTTAATACTATTTAATGAAAACAAAGCATCTAAATATGGTTTTGCACCAAACCATACATTTTTCCAATCTTGTTTAATTATTCCAGCGATATGATTTAAAGGTAATTTTGGAAGTTCTTTTTCTATTTCTGCCACTTCATCTGGAGTTGCTGATTGTTCCCATACTTTTGATTTTGCACCACCCAATAAACTAAATGTTGGAAGAGACATCATTTTCCCAAGTTCTTCTTTAATAAGTTTTTTCAATTCGGATTTTTTAATTTTAACTGTCATATTTATGTCCTCCATTAGGGATTCATTATCCCTTTTTTTAAATGTCATAACTATTTGATTAGTCTTTTTATCTTTAAAAACTATTTTAGTTACTTTCCCAACATAAGAAGAATTGTCTCCATATATAAACAAACTATGATTATAAACATCAATTAATATTTTTTTATACTTTATGTGTTTTTTGATTCAACTTCTAGTTCCATAATCATCGGATTATTATTAAAATACATATTATATTTTTCTGGATTTGGTATTATAAAATAAATCTTTCTAATTCATCAATTCTGGTTTTGAAAACTACTCCATCTTTGGTTTGTATTTGAACAAAAGTATCACCAGAAACACAACAATTATGAGATACAATATTATTTGTGTAATATTTATGTATATCTTTTACATTAACTAAATCATATACATAATCTAATCCTATTTTTTCTATTTTGTTTATTTTTGTAAAACCTTCTAAAGTTTTTAATTCTAAATTATTATTATAACAATCAATAATAGATAAATCTCCTTGTTTTGTTTCTACAATATGGTCTAATGTAGCTTCTAAAACTTTACCATCTTCTAAATAAAATTTATACAAATCTGATTTTACTTGTTTTAATCCATCAAAAGGTAAATATCCATTCGGAGTTAACACTTCATATTTTGTATTTTTCCAAAAATTATTTCTATTAAGTATATCAATAGTTTCTTGTAATTCAAATAAATCATTTTCATTTAATGTTTTATTAATAGTATTGTATCCTTTTAATACACTATTCATTTTTTAACCTCTCTTTCAATTCTTTTATAGAAATTGTTTCTATATTATTATTCTCTTTATTTCTAATAGTAACCATAGTATTTTCTGAAACACAATATTCTTGTGCAATTTGTTTTAATGTCAAATTAGCAAAAGTTGCCCTTGCCCATTGATTAGTATATCCACCGGGAATACTTTCATCTGGTTCTAATGGTGTATTCATTCTTTCTGTATTTTCCCACCACATAAGTTTTATTGGGTGAAATGGAATTTCACCTTCTTTATAGTCTTTATCTTCTGCTTTACGGAAAGTATCATAAAACCAGTTTGAAGTTCCTCTGGGAGTGCTTAAAACGATACAATTATGGTTTATTATTCCATTCCCAACGAAAGAGTGTGTGTTCGGAACAATAAAATCATACATTGGTTTTTCTATTTTTGTTCTTTCTATATGCGAAACTTTTAAATATAGTTTGGTATTATTTTCTTGTTTAGACACTTCTTCTTTAAATATTTTATGTTCTTCTAAATCTTTATCGTATATATCCAAAATTACATTTGCACAATGTTTAGATATATTATCATTTTTAGTGTATAAATATCTTTCTATGTTTATATAGTCTCTTAAATATTTTTTATTATTATTGTTCTTGGAATGATACAAAACATATCCGCTTTTTTGAGCCATTGTTTTAAAATTATTTTTGTCGGAAATGTTATATAAACTAAAATTTTTATTATCTTTTATTTTATTATAATTTAATTGTTTTCTTTGCAATCTAAATCCTATAATCTCATAAAATTTTCTTGTATTTTCACCGTATATCCTTAATTCATAACCAGTTCCATTATATTTTTTTACAAGTTTTGTTGGTTTCTGGGTTATTTTCTTTATAGATGATATAATACCAAAATTCAATAACATTGTATGAACATCTATAACTAATTGTTCGGATGCAGAATCATACTTTATCATATTTCCACTTGAACATCCATCACCGTCAAACAATCCCTGTAAGAATGAAATTTGTTCTTCTTTTGTAGAAGACAATATTTTGTTAGGCACTGTTTTGTTTTTGGAATATTCTTTGCAACCTAAAAATATTAATTTTTCGGTTGCATAAGAATTTGTTAATCTAAAATGTCTATCATCAATTTTTTTAAATTTATTGTTTCTCAACCAATTTTGAATATCAACGTCTCCATTGGTAATATTAATTGCATAAGGTTTTGTGTTTTTCTTAATTAAGTTTCCTTTTGCAACAAACAATCCACAAAGATAAGAAAAATCAATATTATTCATTTCATAATTTTTTCTTATATTGTGATAGTTTTTAAATTCTGGATATTTTATTAAACTACCAAACACATTTTGATTATATTGTCCTACTATAGTATCACCAATTTTTATATCTTTACTTTCTTTCCAAAACTCTTCATTATCAAAATTACATAATAATGGATGTTCATCAGAAACAATAATAAAATTACCATTATCAAAATAAATTTTATTTCCTAATATAGGTTTTGAAATATGATAACTTAATGCATTTTCTGGTTTATTATTTTTATTTATAACATTAATATTTTTTAAATCATAAAATCCTTCTGATAAATTTTGAGTTGGATTTAAATCAGAAATTCTATATAAACCTTTATCGGTAAAAATTATTGTATTTTCATCACAACTATTTCCACCCTGTGAAAGTGTTGGATAAATTGATGTCCAAATATCTGTCATATTAGGAATAAGTGCTGCTTCGTCAACTACTAATAAAGATAATGATCTACCAACACCAGTATCGGGATTACTTCCTCTGGCTTGTCCAAATGCTGACATACGAGAACCATTCAACAATTCTACTGTATGTTTTCTTTCAGTAGCTCTAATTGCACCAAGCATAGATAATATCCAAGGTTCAATGTTGTCTACCATTGTATTAGCCATTTCAATTGAAATTTGTGCTGTTTCATTTTTGGTTGCAACAACTCTAATTTCCTGATGTGGAAAGAATACCATACGCCAAGTGCAATAACCAGCAACAATAGTTGTTATACCCAATTGTCTGGATTTTAATACAATATTGAAACGATGATTTATAAAATTTTTAATACAATCTTCTTGTGCTGGGAATAATTCAAATGGTATAATACCCCTGCGTGGATGTTTAATTTTGCATTGTTCTTTTAAAAATGCAATAGGGTCTTTGCGGTATCTTATAATTTCTTTTAATCTTTGGGCTTGTATATCCGTATTATTTAATTCAACTGCCATTCTTTTATTATCCCAATTTCAGTATTCAGTTGCATATTAGAAATGCTAACTGATTTTGGAAGAAATCTTTTGTTATTTTATTTGCTTTCCAATCTTTTGATTTTACATTACAAACATATAAACTTCCATATCCAAATTTATTCTGTGTATAAGTATTATGTCCTTTAAGTGCTTTTTCGGCATCTTTAAAGTTTTGGCTGATATTTGTTACTGTCTTATCACCTTTTACAAAATATAATTACATATCATATTTATCATTATTTTCTTTTAATATTACTTCCCTAATAATTTCTTTAAGTTGTGATTTGGTTATTTTTATAATTTTATTTTCTCCTAAAAGTTTTTTCCAATTATTATTACCATTTACCCAGTCCCACATATTAGGAATTTGTGGATGACCAAAATATTTCTTATCAATATCATCTAAATTTCTTAATACTTGTAATCCTGCATCTGCTTTTTCTGGATAGGTTAATTCTAATTTCTCAATTTCATCTCTTGCTTCACCTTCAATTGTTCTTCTGTTTTGTGCAAGATAACCCGCTAACCAAAATGATTTGTTATTTTTGTGTGCTGTTCTTACTAAATTAGCTGCTTTTATAATTGCTTTATTATATTTGTGAGTTACTTTATTAACAATTGCATTAATTGCATTAACCTTCTTCCTATCTGTTAGAAAATTAAATTTCATTGATATTTACCCCCTTAATATATTAACTGAATCAAAGAAGAAAGCAGTTGTTGCTGTTGTTGGTTGTGCTGTCATACTTAATCTTAAATATCTTACTGCTCCCTGAATTGGAAATACTCCGGTATCAGATCCACAAACTGCCTTACTTCCAGCTGTGAAAGAAGTAATATAAAATTCTGATTCTGGCTTGTATGGAACCCAGTTATTATCAAAATTAGCATCTTTCATTGCAGAAATTGAATGTGGATTATAATTTGTGCTCATTAAAGAATTTATTAATGGATTAATTATTCCTTGATTTCCCGGAACATTATGTCTAGAATTATTGCACTCTACTCTTAAACCAAAAGCATCTGCTGAACTTGGAAGATTTACAATAGTAAATGACCAACTTGGTGAACCACAAGCAACAAATCCATTGGTATAATATCTTCCATCACTTGCCGCTGTTGTTGAAAAAGATAATGCTACTTGATCGTCAGCATAAAATTGTCCCATAATATTAAATTCCTTATCATTATTTTTTTATAAAAAACCTTTACTGTAATTTGATTATGTGTTTTGTGTTTATTGTGATTATGATGTTTTTATACGAAAAGGGGAATTGGTTTTAATTCCCCTTTCATATAATATAAGTATTACATTTCATCAAAGTTAGCACCAGTTTGTGTAAGTATAAAATCAAGAGCAATAAATTCTGCTGTTCTTGTTGGTTTCAAGAATATTTTACCATAAAGGATATTTCTATCAATTAAATCAGGTGTTGTAGTTGTATTGTCAATTTGAATTCTGAAGTCATACAAACCTCTTAATTCTTGAACTCTTGCAAGATATGGTCTAATGATTGCTACAAGAGATTGTCTTGTTTGTGCATCATTAGGTTCAAATACAGAATATTTTGCGAATGATGCAATCATTTTTCTAACTTCAAGTAACAACCTTCTTACATTAACTCTATCAAGTGCAGATGTTTTTGTTTGAAGAGTTTTTTGACCGAAGATTACGATACCTTCATTTGCAAATGAAACGATTGGGTTAATCTTTCCATTATACAAAGTGTTAGATTGTGATTGAGTAATTCTCTTTCTGACTGATTTTACATTACTTAATCCTGCTCTGGTAAATCCTGCTACTGCACTCCAAGGTTGTGCAACTCTATCATTGTAAGCATAAGCACCAAATACTTCAACAGAAGGTGGGACCCATACATATTTATCATTATCAACATCTTGAATTTTCAACCAAGGGTAATATGTTGCTGCATAAGAAGAATCATACTTTGCTGCTTCTTCAATTGCACTTGCAATTGAAGTATCTAATCCACTATCAACATCAGAAGTTGCTGCAACATCAATAATATAGAAACAATCATTTCTGCCTTCAATTACTTCTAACATTCTACCAACAACATTTCCCGGAGTTGAAGAATTTACACCCGGAGTTACAACCAAGTTAGTATCAAATTCCCTTGTGTTAGAAATAATTTTTGCTGCATTAATATATCCAGCAGTTAAAGAACCATTGCATTGTAATGTCTTTTCTGGATATTCTTGTGAATAACCATTGAAACCACCGTATGTCGGAACTGTGAATTGAATTACACCTTGATTCCAATTCCCACTTGTCACTGAAATGTTTGTGATTGTATATGAACTGCTTAAGTTTGCAGAAGAACCTATTTCAAATGGAGTTGAAATTAATAAGAAGCCACTATCACTTGAAGAAGTATATGGAGAATTAGTTTCTGCTATTTGTGTTACAGTTGGTTTCAATCTGGAAATTATTCCATCTTCACTAAAATCAACACCCATAAATACATTTTCACTTAAATCATTATTGGCATCAAGATGATTGGTTTTATAAGGAATTGCTGGAATAAGTTTAGGAGATTGTCCTTTCGGAATTCCTTTAAATCCAGAAGGTCTTGCACTTGCTGGATATCCATCATAAACTTCAACTCTGATGTATTTACTCTTATTGTCAAATTCACCTCTTTCAATTACTTCTGGTGGATTTTGAGTTAAGTCGGCAGTATAATATCTATCACCAATTACTCTTGCAATAAAGTTTTTATCAGTTGGGTCTAATGTAACTCTTGCGAATGTTTCATATACTACTGATTTTCTATCTGTATCAGTAAATCCTCTTACTACAACATCAAATTTTGGGAATTCAATTGGATTACCATTTGAATCTAATGTTTCAACATTAAGAATAGAAACTTTTATATCGTAATTGGAAGCATCACCATCACTTAAAGTATAGAATTTGAAAAGATTATAAACACTGCCACTATAGTTTTGTGAAACTATAATTGGTGTTCCTGCGGTTGTATAACCACCAGCAATACTTTTGTAATAAGTTGGTTCAAAAGCATTTGTGCTTATTAATTGTGCTGTTCCTGAACCTGTGATAGAACCTGTTGCTGAAGCATAATCAAATACAGCATCAACATATACTCCGGTTAAAGCATCACCTAAATATGCTGTTGTTGAATCTGTTCCTAAAACTTTTCTTATATAAGTTTCTTGATTGGGATCAAAAGAAACCACTACTGCTTTTCCTTCAGCAGAAATTGTGACAGAAGAATAATTACCAGTGTAAGACAAAAATGTTGTCTTTGAATTTGGTCTCTGTCTTAAAATTGCAAACACAGTATTCGTAGATGCCGCCGAAGAAGCAACAGTTGAGTTGTCGGCTATCCCTGAACTCGGAAATGCAATTTGTGCTGCCTTACCCAAAGTAACATTATCTGTTCCTAAAATTCTAATTACATAAACAGAAGATGCGTTTCTCAAATAACTTTTTACAGCATAAGGAGCATATAAATTAGGATTGGTTGGTCCGAACCGTGCAACGAAATCAGAATATCCCTGAACTCTTACAGGTATATATGCTGGTCCTTTCATTGTCATTCCGATAACAGTTCCTACAATACTTGCTGCCCCAGCTGGAACAAAAGTAATATCAATTTCTTTGGTGAAGACACCCGGACTTACGAATATATCAAAATTTGCCATTGTTTTTCCCTATTAAAATGAAATGAAACTTATTTTTTTAAACATAATTTTGCTTCCAAAAATTTATTATATTTTCTTTCTAAATAAATATTGGAATTTTTGTATAACCAATCAAAAATTCTTAAACATTGAATATTCCCACAATAATTCAACCTATAAACATTTCTTTCTTTCCTAATTTTTATTTGTTTTAAATCGCATTCTTTCATAAGAATATTTTGAATGTTTTGAATAAAATTTAATCTTCCAACTAATATAAATTCCAACCTTTTATTGTTATAATATATACAGCCATCACCATCAAAATAACCACGAATAAAATGTCTTTGTAAATTTAATTTTATCCATTTAGGATAGGTAATAGTAAATGTTTTAGCTGGGTTTAATCCTAATTCCCTTAATTTTAAAACCATGTGTTTAGAATTTATACTAAATAATTTATAATTTCTTTTAAATGAATTTTTATAAATTTTTATAGGAGTTGATGAGTTTGAACTAATTTTATCTAATATATCTCCATCTTTTATACTTTGGGATATTTGAATGGTATATTTTTTTTTGGAGACGTTGCCATCCGCATATAAAAATCCTAAAATATATGCTTTTTCTTCAGTATCAATTTCGTCAAAATAATTCTCGTTTAGAGAATATTTTCTTGACCATTCATTTTTCTTGATGATTGATTCAATATCAAATGCCATATCAAGTCTCCAAATTATTTATATTAAAATTGAAAAATTTAACTGAATGTAGTATCAAAATTATCTACTATAAATATTTTTGAACTGCACGTAAATTGGGAATTTTAAGAAAATTTTTGTAGAAAATTAGATTATAAAATCTTATCAGCAATACCCAATTTTATAACCTCTTTTGGAGTGAGATAAGTATCTCTATGTGTATCATATATTTGTTGGAAAACTTTACTTGATTTCCCTGTTAAATTGCCTAATATATCTATATATAGTTTCTGCAACCTTTCAGTTTCTTCAGTTTCGTTTTTTAATTCAAATAATTTTCCATAAGTGAATGACGAAACTTCATGCAACATTATAGTTGAATACTTACCAATTTTCCTTTCACCCTTTAATCCAGATGCTAAAATAGGAACTGCCGCTGACATTGCTTTACCAGTGCATACAGTAATAATTTTACATTGAGAAGAACGGACTATATCTAAAATGCCAAGCATTTCATAAACATATCCGCCATAAGAATTTATATGTAAAAAGATTGGGTCTTTGTTCTCTTGTTCAAAATTTACCAAATCAGCAACCACTCTCTGGTGTAATTCTTCATCAATAAGCCCAGATATTTGAATAATTCTTGCTTTTGGTATTGGAGGTGGTAAGAGTGGAAATAATAATGAGTCATCTTCATAACTACGTTTTTTGATTACTTTTTCTTTTAACATTAATCATAATATTATACGAATATAAGAAACATTTATAATATAATGGTTTCATTTTCTTTTTCTTCTTCAACTGCCATTACATCAGAATAAAATGATATACTAAAACCACGATTAATTAAATTAACTAACATATTATCTTTTGCAAATAAATAGTCATAAACCGGAGTATAATTTTCACGAATTATATGTGTTCCAATTACATAAGAAGACTTGTTAATTACATAATCTAAAATAAAATTATTTACTTTTTTATGTTTTAAATCATGCAACACACTAATAATTACATTTGTTCCACCAATATTGTTTATAACATTATTGATTTTATTTTTAACATCAAACAATAGGAATGTTACATCTACTGAAAACACCATCCCATTATAAATATTAGATTTTAGTCTTTTAAATGAAATTTCCCCAGCAGATTTTATAGATTCTTTACCAAAATAAATTAATCCATTTGGGGATATTTCTATATTATAAACACCATTATAAGACGTTTTTAAAAATTCTTCAAATTGTCCAAAAGTAAATTTCATAGTATCTTCATTATCACAAAAAAATAAAATATTGAATTCTTGATTTTCTTTGTTTTTATATTTTTCTATGTTTGGAATTATTGTTTTGGTTAGATAGAAAAACAAGAAGTTAGTAGAACCCATATTATATGGGCTTACTATTAAATCGTTTTTGATACTCATAGTCATTATTTTGAATCCTATTTATAAAAACCAAAACCAACAATCAAATACCAGATTGTCTTTTCTTTAATTTTTCAATTTCTTTTTTGATTTTATCTGCTAAATCATAATCTTCTTTTTCTGATGCTTCAAGTAATTGTGCTTCTTTTTGTTTTATTAGGATATCTGTAGTAAGTGTGCTTTGTGCAAATGATGTATTAAATCCTTCATCTCCAACAAGTTTAAATAAATTATCATTGACATAAATAGGTGCATTAAATTTCAATGCCATTATTATACCATCCGAAGGTCTGCAATCTAAAATTTTATCATTTAGATTTATATTGGCATAAAATACACCTTCATCAGAATCCATAGAAGTGATTTCAGTATATTTTAATTCAATATCAAATTTATCTAAAATTGTTTTATATAAATCGTGGGCAAGTGGTCTTGCAGATTTTAATTTTTGAAGTTCAAAAGCAATTATTTGGGAATCATATAATCCAATAATTATTTTAAGATTTCTTGTTCCATCTTTTTCTTTTAATTTCAAAATAAAATTGTTCGGAGTTTCCGGTGATGTCGGTTGTATATTTTCAACTTCAACTAATATTTTTGTCATGAGATTTTATTTTTTTTAAATATAATATTTTTATTCTTCAAAGTAAAGTTAATAATTAATCATTATTCACAATGTTATAAAATACCTTTTGTTCTTTTGATGCAATAATTTTTAACCTTTGTTGAATAAAATTTAATTTTTCTGATATAACATTAAAATCATCATCTTCTAATCTGGTATTGTATTTTGCTATTCTCTGAACATATTCTAATGTGTTATCTAATTCCGTATAATCTTTTTTTATCTTTTCAATGAGTTCCAACTGATGTTTTAAGATATTATTTTCAAAACTTATTCTTTGCTGACAATGTTTATTAAACTTATCCTTTTCGTGAAATATAGTTTCATTATAATTATTGATTTTATCCAGAAGTGATAATTTATTCTTTATCTGATTAGTTTTAATAGTAGCATTTGTTCTTAATGTTTCTAATTCCTTTAAACCAATTTCTTTGTAAAACAACTTCAGAATTTCATTGGATTTGTTTTGAATGTTTAAAATTAGATTATTCAACTGTGATAAAAAAGAATGTAAAGGATAATATTTATAAGTGCTATTTATATCTTTTACAGTAGCATTTATATAATCAATAACCAATTGATTGTTTTTTTGTTCCTGTAAAATTTTTTCTCTTCTTTTTTTGAACATAATTGTTTCCCAAAATTTTTTAATTAAATTTCTTTTATATACTATAAAATAAAACAAGAACATCACTGACAGTGATATGTAATATATTTTCCAAAAATTACTCACAATATAAAGTCTTATTCTTCTTTATTTGTTTTCTTTTTTCGGATTGTTCTTTGGTTTTATTCTTAAAACTTTCTACCTTTTTTTCAAATCCTTGTATTCCCAGCATTTGATAAACTCTATCAAATGTCATTTTCATAATCCAAATGTTTTAAAGAATTGTTTTTCACTTATTACAGGAATTCCTTTTTCTGCTGCTTTTTTATTCTTGGAAGAGGTGGAATCCGAATCATTATTTATCAGATAATCACAACTACCGATTGAACTATTCTTGCCACCATTGGCTTCAATCAGTTTTTCCATATCACTTCTTTTCATACTTGTTCTTCCTGTAATACAGAATTTTTTACCACCAAGTTTATTTGAAACAGGTTTACCAATATCATCATCTATAATTAGTCTGTTAACAAGTTGATAAGCGAAATCTTTCTTTGCCTGCAATCCATCATAAACAGATTTAGCAAGAACATCTGAAAAAGCATTTACTTTCAGAAAGTCTTGTTCTTTTAATTTATATAAATCATTTACATTTTTCAAACCAAAAGTATTGACAATTTCAACTATTCTGGAAGTTCCCATATTATTTACATTAAGACAATCCATAAATATTTTAAAACTTACTCTGGATTTTGCTTGAATTTGTAACTTCAGATTATCAATTTTGCTATCACCAAAACCAGCAACAGTTTTCATTTTATCAAAATCAACATCAAATATTTCATAAGCATGCTTGATATTAAAATGATTTACAATTGCTTCTATTGTAGATTCAGCAACATTCTGTATTTCAAGTATCTTAAACATATTTACAATTTCGTAAATTACCGTTTGAGTATCTCTGGTTGTTGTAAATAAATGAGCACCCCGAACAACAACATTCGTATCACCCATTATTTTTTGTGCATCTGCAAGTGTAAATTTTACAGTAGCAGGAGTTACAACTTCTTCTATTTTCGGGATAACATCATTGGCTCTGATAACCTTTACGATTGCTCCCGGAAATAATCCTTTCTGTTGCATCAAACTCCACGAACCAATACTTGCTTTTGTTATTGTAGCACCCATAAGATTTACAGGTGGGTCAAATTTCGCAACAGGAGTTATCTGTCCAGATTTTCCTTTATCTAAAAGAATTTCTGATATCTTTGTTACTGCGGCAGGTGCTGGAAATTTAACGGCAATATAATTGACAGGTGTATTACCTCGCATTTGTGGTGGTTCATTACACTTAACAACGAAACCATCAATATCAAAATTATAAATCTTTCTCATTATTTCTTCTCTCTTGTCTGGATCCTTTCCAAGTTTATCATAATATTCCTGAAGATGTTTTATCTGATATGTTCCAATTGATTTAACACCATAGTGTTTACAAACACCTTCAAAATCATCTGGAAGAACTTTGTTACCACGAATAGAAGCACCCCAATATAATATAGTAAGGAATTTGCAGTAATCACTATTGCTTTGTGATTTGGCTAAACCATTGGCAGTATTTCTGGGATTTTTATATTTCTCAGGGTCATTTACAAGTTTTTTCAGTGCAAGAAAATCAGTATAGTAAATTAAAATTTCACCTTGAAGAATAACAACATCGGCAGTTGTTTTAATGGTAGGTTTTACGTTTTTCATTTTAAGGACATTGGAAAGAATATCAAATCCTTCATATCCATCACCTCTGGTTATAGCAGAAACGAGTTTACCTTTAAGGTAAGTCAATTCAATACTTCCACCATCACCTTTGGGATTATAAACCATTTTCTTTCCTTTGTGTTGTTCTGCCCAATCATTAAATTCTTTCATTGAATTTACTTTTTCAAGAGAACCCATTGGTTCGGAAAGTTTTTTGGAAGCCCAACCCTTTTTATCTTTAACATCTGTTCCTGTTAAAGCAAGTATTCTGTTGTTGGGGTCCAGAATTTTTAATTCATCTCTTAATAAATCAAAATCATCATCAGACATAATTGGTTTACTATCTATATAGTAAGCGACTTTTGCCTTTTTGATAATCTTTTCAAGTTCGGTAATCCTTTTTTGATTAGGATTTGCTACATTTGAAAACAAATTTTGCTGTGACATTTTTTATATGTTAGTTTTAATTAATTTTATTTTACAATCCAATATAAGAAATAAAAACTTTCTTTGAATTCTTTAACCGTTATTTCTTTGAGTTCTATTTTCATAACATCAGCCCTTTAAAACATTTTTATTTCTAATGACGATTCTAACATATTTCGGTTTGCCGTTTATTGCCCCTTCTTTGTCTTTTATAAGACCATGTTCTTTGTATGGAACATTTTCGTTTAATCTTATATCATTTGAACTTAGTATTTCAAACTGGTCAGGATTATACTTATCTAAAAAAGTTATTGGAACACCCATAGCCCCTTCATAATCCATTGGTATATCAGAAGTCTTATCCACATTAATCGCATCATAATTGTCGTATTTCGGATAGTCTTTTGGATTATATTTTTTGTAAAGTATTAAGTTTTCATGCCGTTCTTTATAATCCAAATTAGTAAACCATCTTACTCCTTTAACTCTAATAAATTTATTGCCTTTTTCATCTACTCGGACACCGGCTGCATTTAAAGGGTAATAAGAGGGAACACCAAATTCTCTATCTCCGCTATGAATGCTTGCACCTAACCATATTTTATTTTCTTTAAAAAGTTTAAATATTTCTTTATATGAAACAGCATTGATATTACCAATTATCAGGAATTTTTTATCATATTCAATGAGTTGTGCAACATATTCTCTAAATAATGAAAAAGGTGGGTTTGTAACAACAATGTCAGCCTGTTTCAAGAGTTCAATACATTTTTTACTTCTAAAATCACCATCTCCTTTTAAGTAGTTAATACCAATTTCTACTTTGTCCGGAATATTATTATTGTTTTTGTCTCCAGTATATTCTAAATAAATGGCTCGTTCAGAATTATTCTGACTAAATAGATCCATATCTTGATTTTTATAACAAGTCGTAATTAGTTTCTTTAATCCAAGTTTTTCAAAATTATAAGAAAAATAATGAAAGAAGTTGCTTACTCTAGGGTCATCACAATTACAATAAACAATTTTATCTCTAAAATGCTCTTTGTAATACTTTATCTCCTTTTCAATATCAGAAAGTTGAGTATAAAACTCATCCTTTTTATTTACTCTGGCAGCACTTAAATCTTTATTTGATATTTTATTTTTCACAATTTATTACACCTTTTATCTGTAAGAAATAAAAACTTTATTAATTTTGTTTTCTTTCATAAAAAGTTTGATTTGAAAGATTTAACCTTTTTTTGAATTCTTTAATTCTAACCCACAT